GAGCGCACGGATACCCGTTCCCGGCGGGAAAATCGGGCCGTAGTACCTGATCGGTCACTTCGTTATTTTTGGGCGCAAAAAAACCCCGGAGGGTTAGTCCGGGGTGTTAAGGGAGGGTTGAGGTCTAGGCGTCGGCCTTGATAACCCCATCCTCGATGCAGGCCTCTTGGAAGTGATCCCAGAGGTTTTTGAGGGCATGGCATTGACCCTCGGCGGTCTTGAAGAGGTGGTTTTGAAGCATCCGCGCGGCCTCCTCAACAAACTTGATCTCCTCCTTACCTGAAGATCCGGCCTTGGGTTTGGCGATCCCTGCGGCCTGTTTGACCTCATCCATGAAACGCTTGAGTTTCATGTTGACATTGACCTCGCCAGCGGCCTTGGCGCGATCCTTGACTTGGGTTGTTACCCAGTCATAGGCCAATTGGGCGGGTTTGTGACCCGTCCGGGTGATCTTCAGGATCCAGCGGCGCTTGACGCCATCATCCTTGTCGAAGATCTCAAGCGCCATCAAGGCCGCTTTTCTGACCGCACCCTGTTCTTTCTTGGATACATCTAACCAAGTGTCGAGGGTTGTTTGAAAGGCCGTCAAGGGGACGGGCTGGGTTGCGCCAATGGCGCTTGCGACTGCGGTTTGATCTGACATTTTACTCTCCAGTATGTTGTCAGGTTGCCCGGTTATCCGGGATGTCATGCGGAATTGCAGGACATAAGATTAAGACCGGGTTGCGGGTTGTTTGTTCCCTAAGATGTCACAACGTGATTGTCTGACGGCATGGAGGCTAGGCGAGAGAGCGCACGTATACCAGTTCCCTAGGGGCAATAAAAAACCCGGCGATGTTCTGCCGGGCCAACTTGGAAATCAGGGAATCAGGTGAGCATGGAGTATTTTTTGTTGTGGTGCCTGATCATCTGCCATGCCACGAATATTGCCCACAGGTCGTTGCCCATCCAAACACAGTACCAAAACCCGTAATTCCTTAGATCGTCTTGCAATTGCCATATGTTGTAGGTCTTCATATTGATTCCTTTACTCTATTGGATTTTTGGCTATAAATTCGACCATCTTTTGATACATCTCTCCGCCGGTTATCTCTCCGAATTCCCATTTGTTATGGAATTCTTGAATCAGGGAAAGGATTTTCTCTGCTAACTCTAGGTCTTTGTCTTTCATATGTCCCATGTTCTAATCGGGCGGGTTTCCCCGCCCGTCTCCGTTTAGTTTAGTTTTAGAAGAACTACCATGTGCATCTTGTTGTACCGCAACATAATCTTACTGATGCCATCGCGGATTAGATCAGGCACTTGGCTTTTGCTAACATATCCACTCAACCGTATGTCCTGAATAACGAAATCCTTGTTGGCATCCCAATCCGCCAGTGCCTTGGCTTTACTGGTGTAATCCCTGCCGTATGCGGGACTGATAGTGATTGATCTCATGTATTTACCGGGCGGGTTTCCCCGCCCGTCTCCGGTTATTGTTGGTTAAAGGCCTTGACCAAACGGTTCAAGATTCGGATGGCGTGCTCTGCTTGCCGTTGACGGGCTTTTAACCTATCAGAGTGCATTGCGTCATGGACGATCCAGTCCATAAAGTGTTGAACCTCTTCGGCACCGCCGCGAGCATTAGCCTCATGCAGATTCTCCACAAGGCCTTGGATATGTGAGCGAACCCTGCCCTGCTCACGCTTTAGCCCGTCAAGGGCGTAGAGTAGTTCACCGGTAGTGAACTGAGGTGTATTGCGATCATCCATGTTAATTCTCCAAGTTAACGCCTAGTAAATACTAGGTAATGCTAGGACTGGGCTAAACCCGATTTGTTCCCGGCGACCCCTACCGGTGGGGCATCCCCCCCTATGGCTGTCCGGGCGGGACTCCGCTATAACACATTAATCCGCGCACCCGATTAGCATTTTTTGAAACCAACTGTCCGTCATAGTTCCCCTTATCCAAACTTCTCTAAACATCTCAACATATCTTTTACTAACCCCCTCCCCTAACTCGCGGTTTTCCCAAGTCCTTAATTAAGTTCCCACAGACCCACCCCCCTTCTTTTTATTTACCTCCCTACCCCGGGGTACTCCCCCCGGAAACTCACCATTTTTCAACTCCCCCCGGAAACTCACTATTTTTTAAACTTCTTCACATTTCCCAATAATTTCTTTACACTCCCCGCTCATGCAACTACTCGAACCCGAGGCAAACGTCGATATCCCTTTGAGGGACTACGACTACAAAGATGTTTACGAGAAGGCCAAAATAGCCTGTGCTACGGCGTTGCGCCTAAACGAAATGGGTATGCCTATAGAACTTGAGGAAGAGGACGATCTCTTTGCTAAACAAGTTATAACCCAAGAGGTAAAGCCCACCACGAAACAAATATTCAAACCCGGGGTGGCAATCAAGTTAGGGGCACTATTAGAAGAGTACGAAGTGCAAGTGGCAAAAGATGCCGCTCAGTTACGCACAGTCGCTACTAATAAACTAATTGAGATGCTAGACGACCCAGATCCCAAGGTGCGTCTTAAGTCTGTGGAGTTAATTGGAAAGATTGCAGACGTTGGGCTTTTTGCCGAGCGCACTCAGATCACGATTATCAATAAGTCAACCGAAGAGTTAGAGCGAGAGTTAGTTGGCCTATTTAAAGATTACGTTGATGTAGAGGCAAGAGAAGTAACAAAGGTAGAACAGTTAATGTCTGAAGAAGTGCAAGACGTTGAAGAGATTAAGGCAGAGGAACAAGAAGTAGAAGAAGTGGATGCGGAAGATAAATAGATGGGTGCATCCGAACTTAGTCCTGAACTACTTGAGCAGGTCTTACCAAAACTACCGATAGATAAACAAGCGGTTGCTAAACAGATCTTGGAGGAACTCTCCAAGCGCAAACGCAAAAATAAAGCACAAGACAAATTTTTAGATTTTGTCAATGCAATGTGGGAGACATTTATACATGGACGGCATCACGAGATCATGGCAGAAGCCTTCGAGCGAGTGGCTCGCGGGGAACTTAAACGTCTCATCATCAACATGCCACCCCGACATACAAAATCTGAGTTCGCCTCTTACCTGCTACCCGCGTGGTTCCTTGGAAAATACCCTACAAAAAAGGTCATTCAGACAAGCCACACCGCAGAACTTGCAACAGACTTCGGACGTAAAGTGCGAAATCTCGTTGACAGTGAAAATTACAAAGCCATCTTCCCCAAGGTCTCACTACAGTCAGACAGCAAGGCTGCTGGACGATGGAACACTTCCCACGGCGGCACATACTTTGCTATTGGTGTGGGCGGCGCTGTCACAGGTAAAGGTGCAGACCTCTTGATCATTGATGATCCGCACTCAGAACAAGAAGCGATTCTTGCTGAAGTTAATCCTGACATCTACGACAAGGTATACGAGTGGTATTCATCTGGCCCACGTCAGCGTTTGCAACCCGGTGGATCAATCGTGATGGTGATGACACGTTGGAGCAAACGTGATCTAACAGCGCAAGTAATTAAAGCAAGTGTGCAACGTGGTGGTGAAGAGTGGGAAGTAATTGAACTACCTGCGATCCTACCAAGTGGCAATCCACTGTGGCCTCAGTTTTGGAGCCTAGAAGAATTAACTGCACTGAAAGATGAACTACCAATTCACAAATGGAACGCACAGTACATGCAAGCACCAACAGGTGCAGAAGGTGCGTTAATAAAACGTGAGTGGTGGAAGGTGTGGGAACACGATAAACCACCTAAGTGTGATTACATTATTCAGTCATGGGATACAGCGTTTAGTAAAACTAGCCGCTCTGACTTTAGTGCGTGTATAACGCTTGGCATTTTTCATCCAGAAGATTCACCGAACCCGCAGATAATTTTGCTCGATGCGTTTAAAGAGCGACTTGAGTTTCCAGAGTTAAAAGAAAAAGCGCTTGAGTTGTATAAAGACTACGAGCCAGACTGTTGCATCATTGAAGCAAAAGCAGCCGGTGCACCTCTGGTGTATGAACTGCGTTCTATGGGTATCCCTGTGCAGGACTACATACCAAGCAGGGGTAATGACAAGATTACCCGGGTCAACTCAATTGCTGATATTTTTGCTTCGGGTCTGGTGTACGCCCCGGATGCTCGGTGGGCAGAAGAGGTAATAGAAGAGTATGCTTCGTTTCCAGCAGGCGAGCATGATGACTTAGTGGACGCAATGACACAGGCTCTGATACGCTTTCGGCATGGCGGGCTTATTCGCCTAGAATCCGATGAGCCGGATGATCCTAGTTTTTTCAAGTCGCGGCGTTCCAAGGGGTATTACTAAAGGATGAGATATGGCAATCGATAAGGCTATAACGCAAGCCCCGTTGGGGTTAGATCAAGAGTTAATGTCCTCTGAGCCGGATATTGAGATCGAGATTGAAGACCCTGAATCGGTAGAAATACGGGCCGGGGGGCTAGAAATAGAGATTGCCAAGGGCGGGGGCGGCGAGGGTATTGATGAGTTCACCGCCAACCTAGCCGAGTATTTGGACGAAGGCGCCCTGTCCGACCTAGCAGGGGAAATGCTAGAAAACTTCCAAACGGACAAGGACTCCCGCAAAGATTGGGAAAAGACGTACTTTGACGGGCTAGAGTTGCTAGGCTTAAACATGCAAGAGCGCATGGAGCCTTGGGAAGGGGCATGCGGGGTGTTCCACCCGATCCTGTCTGAGGCCGTAGTTCGCTTCCAAGCCGACTCCATCATGGAGACTTTCCCTGCCAGTGGCCCCGTGCGGACACAGATTATTGGGAAAATCACTAAAACTAAGGAAGATGCAGCCGCCCGTGTCCGTGAAGACATGAACTACCAACTCACGGTCAAGATGCCTGAGTATCGTGCAGAGCACGAAAGAATGTTGTGGAGCCTAGCCTTGGCGGGTTCGGCCTTCAAAAAGGTCTACTTTGACCCAAATCTTGATCGTCAAGTCGCTGTTTTCATCCCAGCCGAGGATTTTGTGGTGCCCTATGGGGCCTCAGATCTGCTGACCTGTGAGCGCTACACCCATGTGATGCGGAAAACAGTCAACGAAGTCAAGAAATTACAGATTGCTGGCTTTTACCGAGACATTGACTTACCCGAACCAGAGTATGGGTCGGTAGATCGTAGCGATTTAAAGGCTCAAAGTGACGAAGCAAACATTGTTCACGACGACAGATATCAGATTTTGGAGATGCACGTCGATTTGGACATTGAAGACGACCCGCTTCGGGACGAGAACGGCATCGCTATACCCTATGTAGTGTCTGTCGAGAAGCAAACCCAGACGATACTTGCCATTCGGCGCAACTGGAACCCTGACGACAAACTAAAAGCCAAGCGTTTACACTTTGTTCACTATGTTTACATTCCCGGTTTTGGGTTTTATGGGTATGGGTTAATCCACCTAATCGGTGGTCATGCCAAATCCAGCACTTCTATACTTCGTCAACTTGTCGATGCGGGCACTTTGGCGAACTTGCCGGGTGGCTTGAAGACCCGTGGACTGCGGATTAAGGGTGATGACACCCCGATCTCCCCGGGAGAGTTCCGAGATGTAGACGTTGCAAGCGGGAAAATCAGCGAAAACATCGCTTTCTTGCCTTACAAAGAGCCAAGTCAGGTGCTATTGGCTCTTATGGATAGGATCGTTGATCAGGGGCGCGGTCTTGCCGCCGTTTCTGAACTAAAGATCACTGACGTAAACAAGGAAACACCGGTGGGGACTACATTGGCCCTGCTAGAAAGATCTTTAAAGGTGATGTCAGCCGTTCAGGCTCGACTACATGCCTCGATGAAGATGGAATTTGGGCTTTTGGCGGCAATAATTGCCGAATTTGCCCCCGATGAGTACGAATATGAGCCGCAAACCGATGATGAGATGGTTCCGGCGACCCGAAGCGACTACGAAGTTACAGAAATCATCCCTGTTTCCGATCCAAATGCGGCAACAATGTCCCAGCGGGTGGTTCAGTACCAAGCAGCCCTCCAATTAGCCCAAACGGCACCCCAGTTATACGACATGGCGCAGTTACATAGGCAGATGTTGGAGATTTTGGGGGTACGAAACGTCGCAAAACTGATTCCGACGGCTGAAGATGAGGTTCCAAAGGATCCCATCACGGAAAACATGAACGCAATCAACCTAAAACCGCTGAAAGCCTTCATTTATCAGGATCACGAAGCCCATATCCGGGTTCATATGAACTTATTACAAGATCCTTTGATGCAACAGATGATTGGGCAGAACCCAGCAGCCCCCCGTATCCAAGCCGCAGCACAGGCACATATTGCCGAGCACTTGGCGTTTGCCTACCGCCAGCGTATGGAGGAGGCTATGGGTGTTGCCCTGCCGCCGCCTGATATGAAGATGCCTGAGCAGTTTGAGGTTGAGTTGGCCCGTGTCGCGGCCCAAGCCTCTGACTTGGTGTTGGGTAAGAGTAAGACCGAGATTGCGGCACAGCAGGCTCAGATCGCTGCCAATGACCCGATCACACAGATCCAGAAGCAGGAGTTGGCGCTAAAAGCAGCGGAAATTGAAAGAAAGTCTAAGAAAGACGCAACGGACGCCGCCGCTAAAGCGGATCAGATCCGCATTGAGGAGGAGCGTATCAAGGCTCAAGCCGAGATTGAAGGCGCTCGGTTGGGTATAGAAGTTGCCAAGGCCAAAGAAGATATGAAAGGGCGCTTTGAGGCTGAGGGAGTACGTCTAGGGGTAGACATGGCGCGGTTACGACAAGACAAGTCAAAGCCACCTACCACCTAGGAGAACTAAATGTCTACATACATACAAGTAGGGGAAGTTAAGTCTTTTGAGGAGCAGATTAGAAAAAGACTGCGGGATCACTTAAACAATTCAGCCGACGACCTAGCCACCGGCGGCGCAACGGATTATGCCGATTATCGATTTCGGGTCGGCGTAATACAAGGACTTGCTATGGCAGAACGGGAAATCCTTGACCTAATCGAAATCGCTAAAAAGGCTGAAGATTCACTATGACAATAGGCGCAATTGACCGGGCGGCAACTGAAAACGCTGCTTCCCAAATAGACCCCATAAAGATGCCCGAACCATCGGGTTACAAGATCCTCATCACTCTTCCCAAAGTGGCCGAAAACCTCGGAGACTCAGGGCTAGTGCTGGCGGAAGCCACCAAGAAAGCGGAAGAAACAGCATCCTGCTTAGGGTTTGTACTTAAATTAGGATCGCTGGCGTACAAGGGTTCCAAGTTTGAAAGTGGCCCTTGGTGTAAAGAAGGCGACTTCATCATCATGCGTAATTATTCAGGCACTCGGTTCAAGATTGACGGACAAGAGTTTCGCCTGATTAACGACGACCAAGTTGAAGCCGTCGTGGACGATCCTCGTGGTTATACCCGTGCGTAAGGAGAAGTAAATGGCTAATGAAGAAATCGTAACAACACTAGAAACAATCAATAACGACCTGAAAGCCAAGGCAGAAGAGTCTACCCCAGACGTTGATTTGGGGTATGAGGAAGCGTCTGCTCAAGTGGCTGAAGTCAAGGCTTCAAAGGAGACCAAGGGTAAAAAAGCCCCCGATTTTGAGATAGAGATCGTGGACGACACCCCTCCCGAGGATCAGAACCGCAAGCCTATGAAAACCGCCCCCAAGGAGACGGACGAGATAGATGCGGTCAACGATAAAGTCCAAAAACGCCTAGATGAACTAAAGCGGGCGTGGCATGACGAGCGCAGGGCAAAAGATAAAGCCTCTCGGGAGCAAGCCGAGGCTCTAGCCTATGCCAAGCAGGTTTTAGAAGAAAATAAACGCCTGAAATCAAAGTTAACAGAGGGCGAAAAGGTGCTTCTTGAACAGGCACAGGCTCGCACCGATGTTGCACTACAAGCGGCAAAACGTGGTCTCAGGGAAGCCCAAGAATCTGGCGACCCGGATAAGGTCGCTGAGGCAATGTCTGAGATTAGTCGGGCTACTATGGAGCAGGAAAACTGGAAAAGGTATCAACCCCAGTTTGCGGCCCAAAAAGAAGAGACTTTACAACCGGAAGATAATTCAGTACCTTATCAACAGGTTGTGCAACCGCAAGTGCCGCCGCCAGACCAGAAAGCAATCAACTGGTACAACCGCAACACTTGGTTTGGTGTTGACGAGGAAATGACGGCATTGGCGTATGCACAGCACGAGAAATTAGTTAAGACTGGGTTAAGTCCTCAGTCTGACGAATACTACGAGCGTATTGATGCTCGGCTTCGGCAAGTTTTTCCCGATAGGTTCGAGGAGAATGATTCTGCAAAAGATGAAACTCCAGAGCCACAGAAGGTAGAAAAACGCCAACAGACAACGGTGGTAGCACCGGCGACACGAACGACCTCAAGTAAAAAGATTACGCTCACCAAATCACAGGTGGCTATTGCTCGACGCTTGGGTGTCCCCTTAGAGGTATATGCGAAACAAGTTGCTATGCAGGAGAATAGATAATGTCAAGAATTGATCGTGCTTTAGAATCTCGTGAACGCGAATCTCGCGCTCAGTCATTTACCTATACACCTCCGCAGCAATTGCCGGATCCCGATCCACAAGATGGTTATACCTTCCGTTGGATTCGTACTCATTTCATGGGTCAGAGTGACGCTAGAAACGTCTCTATGGCACGTCGTGATGGATATGAGCCTGTACGGATTGAGGATCATCCCGAGATGGCATTTATCGTAGACGACCCCTCTAAGTTAAGTGGAAATGTCGAGATTGGCGGCTTGATGCTTTGTAAGCAGTTGGAAGAAAAAACAAAAGCACGACAAGCCTACTATGATGAGTTAAGCCATAGGCAGATTCAGTCTGTGGATAACAACTTCATGCGGGAAAACGATCCGAGGATGCCTCTCTTTACCGAGAAACGCTCTGAGGTAAGTTTTAACAAACGATAAACTCTTAGGAGATTGATATGGCAACAGTTCAAGCCCCTTACGGGCTACGTCCAATCAATCTGATCGGCGGACAATCATTTACTGGCGGCACAATCCGCAAGTACGCGATGACCACGAACAGTGCGACTGGCATTTTCTTTGGTGACGTAGTGAGCATTTCAGATGGACAACCTTCTGCTTTGACTTCTACCCCCACCACTTCCTCTGTTGGTGTTGTAGGTGTGTGCGTTGGTGTTCAATACACTGACCCCACCCTAAAATACTCGCAGTGGGCACAGTTTCTCCCTGCTAACGCAGTGAATTCTGGATACACCAACATTTATGTCAGCGTAATTGATGATCCTGATCAGTTGTATCAGGTTCAGGCTGATGGCCCTGTAACCGCTGCTGATATTGGTAACAACGCTGCTTTAGGCAACTTTAGCAACGGTTCTGTTACTAGCGGTAACAGTAAAGTAAATGTGTCGGCTACTACGGCTAACACTTCTACTTTGGCAGTACGCATCGTTGACCTAGTTGATGGTGCTCCTACTTTCTCAACACCCGGCGACTTGTTTACGGACTGCATCGTGAAGTTTAACTTCGGTGTACATTCGTACTATCAGTCTGCTGGTAGCGGCACTTAAGGAGATCTTAAATGGCTATTTCACGTTCGCAACTATTAAAAGAACTCCTGCCCGGACTTAATGCTCTGTTTGGTATGGAGTACGCTCGCTACGGCGAAGAGCATAAAGAAATTTATGCTTCTGAGACTTCTGAGCGTTCGTTTGAAGAAGAAACCAAACTGTCTGGCTTCTCAGCCGCCCCAGTTAAGTCTGAAGGCGCTGCGATTGCTTATGACAACGCGCAGGAAGCATTTACGGCTCGCTATACGCACGAAACCATTGCTTACGGTTTTGCGATTACTGAAGAGGCAATTGAGGACAACCTCTATGACTCACTCAGCGCTCGTTATACCAAAGCATTGGCTCGTTCGATGGCTTACACCAAGCAGACCAAGGCTGCTGCCGTTCTGAACAACGGTTTCACTAACTCCAGCCAGTATTACGGCGGTGATGGTGTGCCTCTGTTCTCAACTCAGCACCCGTTGATCTCTGGTGGTAACAACTCAAATCGTCCCACCACTGGTGCCGACCTGAACGAAACTTCGTTGGAAAACGCTGTTATTCAGATTGCTGCTTGGACGGACGAGCGTGGTCTGCTGATTGCTGCAAAGCCACGTAAGTTGATCGTGCCGCCCGCATTGATGTTCGTTGCAACTCGTTTGCTAGACACAGAACTACGTGTTGGCACGGCTGACAATGACATCAACGCTCTGAAATTCATGGGTTCTATCCCCGAGGGTTACACAGTTAACCACTTCTTGACGGATACGAACGCATGGTTCTTGACGACAGACGTACCTAACGGAATGAAGCACTTCGTTCGTACCCCGATGGCAACATCGATGGACGGAGACTTCGACACCGGTAACGTCCGTTACAAGGCTCGTGAGCGTTATTCGTTTGGCTGGTCTGATCCGCTCGGAATGTTTGGATCACCCGGTTCGTCCTGATGTAAAAGGGGGCTTCGGCCCCCTTGTTTAAATCTAGGATTTTTACTCTTATCGACTGACCTAGCAGACTTAGTAGAGATGATAAGAGGAAGTGCTACTACACGAGAGGATTATCATGGCACGTACTACTTTTTCAGGCCCAGTTCGGGCTGGTTATCAAGGCGGAAACGCAAACGCACAAAATCCGATAACTCCCACCACTATTAACGCTGGTGATGTTATTGAAGTTAATCAAGGCACTGGAGCATATGGCTTTTATGCTCGTGTCGAACCTACTGTAGGATTTGGCTCAAGCACTTATTTGACTCCGGGTGAGTCTTATGGTGTTTTTGGGCGTAGTCAATCTGGCGCACCATTTGCAACCCTTCCCAGCACTACGTTTAACCATGTGGCTGGTGTAGTCGGTAACTTTGCGGTGATCGGTACCTATAACAACAATGGTCTGATGGCTGGTGTAATGGGTATTATTAATACCAACACCTTATCTGGCGACGCCGCTGTTATGGCGTTTATGGCTGGTGACTCCGGTGTAACTACCGCTCGTTGTGCCTTTGGTGTTGCAATGGCTCAAACCACTGGTGGTTCAGGCTTTGACTATGGTATTGACCTGAAGATGCAAGATCCGGTCGCTGATGGTGGTGGCCCTTCCAGCGTTATTCCCTACAAAAAAGCCAACATCCGTATGGAAGATGACGTTGTAATCATGGTCGATGCGGGTGCTCCAGTTAATGGCACTACGGGTGACAACTTTGCTGGTACGGGTTCCCTGTATGTTGATTCGTCATCTGGTGTTCTGTATATCAACACGGGTGCTATCTCCAACCCAACTTGGGTTGTTGTTGGTACTCAGACCTAATGCTGACTCATAAAGACCCAGAGGTTCAGGCAATGCTTGAACTTCTGGAATCCCAACGAGATCATGTTATGGGCCTAGTGGCTGTTCAAGCAAAGCAAATTTTGGAATTAAAGACCAAACTTGCTAAGTTAGAAACCACAAATACGGAGAACCAAAATGGCAACAATGCAATATGACGTACTAGCGACAAAACCGCTGGGGCTTACGGGTAACTTTAAAGATCAAGGCAATAACGACATTCCTCGTTGCCGTGTTAAAACCATTTACTGTAAAAATGGTACTGACGCTGGGTCTGTGGTAGTCCGTGAAGGTGGTTCTGGCGGCAATGTAATTATGACTATAGAAACCTCAGCGGCTAGTAGCGCGGGTTATACGATCATTCCAATTCCCGGTGAAGGCGTTCTTGCGAAAGAAGGTGCTTTACATGGAACAGTTACTAACACCGCTTCGGTGACTTTGTTCTATGGCTAAGACTCCTGCGTGGCAACGCAAAGAGGGAAAGAACCCAAAAGGTGGGCTAAATGCCAAGGGTAGGGCATCGTATAACGCTGCTAACCCCGGTAAGCCCGGCCTGAAGGCTCCTCAACCAGAAGGTGGCGCTCGTAAGAAATCTTTCTGTGCCCGGATGACAGGTATGAAAAAGAAACTAACCAGCGCTAAAACCGCTAACGATCCAAACAGCCGTATCAACAAGAGTCTACGGGCGTGGAAGTGTTGATATGGAGATGATGCTTTGGAATATGGTGTTGACCGTATTGTTGGGTGTCTTAGCCTATATTGGGCACGAAAAGGCATCTGAAATACACAGACTCAACATTTTGATTAACAAAACTAGAGAAGAGGTGGCCCGTGATAACGTCACTCAAGCAGAAATGGACAAGTTTGTTGACCACATTGACCAACGGTTTAATAAACTTGAAGCAAAAATTGATCTCCTTATGCAGAAGGGATAAGAAATGAAAAAGATGAAAACTAAGCGTTATCAGGAAGGGATGAGTGTAGAAGGTGATTACGAGTCCTCTGATGATTACAAAAATCTAATAAGTGCCGCAGCCCGTGAAAAGGCCGATGCAGAAAAATCAGCCACCCCTGCCGCTCCTGCAAAAGCAGCCTCTTTTGGCGAAGCATTTAAATCTGCTCGTGGTCGTGGCGATAAGACGTTTGAGTACATGGGTAAAAAGTACACAACGGAAATGGCTGGTGGTAAAAAGGCCCCTGCTGCTAAATCTTTTGCCGACACTCAGGACAGAGAAGCAGGCGCTAGAGTTACTAGAACTGAACGGCAGAACGCATTGTTTGCTGAAAATAAGCCGAAGAAATCATCTTCGTATGGTGAAGCCGCTCGTTCAGCCCGTACCCTCGGGGATGTTATGAAAGAAGATTTAGAGCGGTCAGCAGCAATAAGATCAGGCAAAGAAAAAACCCTTGGTACTCGGTTCCAAGAAGGCATGCGTAAATTTGGTCGTGCTTTAGCAACTGGACAGCCGCAAGGTGGGATGAAAAAAGGCGGAATGGTTGGTTCTGCTTCCAAGCGTGCCGATGGTTGTGCCCAGCGTGGTAAGACTAAAGGACGGATGGTCTAATCATGGCTGATAAACCACCAGTTGAGGGTCGCACCGCTTACATCAAAAAGAATATGCCGGATGGCGTGTTAAAAAGTATTTTGGTTAAGGGAAGTGAACTTGTTGATGACATGGGTTTTACCCAACAGAAAGAGTACGAAGGGAAAACCCGAGAAGAGGTAGCCAAGAAACCCACGCCCGAGAAAAAGCGGGCTGGTGGTTACGTAAAGGCCGCTGATGGCTGTGTTCAACGGGGTAAGACCAAAGGAAGGATTGTGTAATGGTTCGTGACCACGATGAAATCTATGATGAACTTTTGGAAGAAGAGGAACGTAAAAGCGTTCGTGGTCAACAGAAAAAGGGCACGACAGCAAAACCTCCTGAAAAAAATCCTTCACCTAGTGAAGATATAGAGTACCCCACGCCAACGCCAAAAAAGGCTAAACCTGTAGTCAAGATTGCGGCGTTGCGTAAGGGTGGTTCGATAGATGGCTGTGCCATCAGAGGGAAAACCCGTGCCAGCCACAAGTAAGAAACAAGAAAGATTTATGCAAGCGGTGGCTAATAACCCAAAGTTTGCAAAAAAGGTGGGCGTACCAACGTCCGTAGGCAAAGAGTTCACTAAAAAGGAAGGTGGAGTCATGAAAGAGTCAAAGGCAATGATGAAGAAAGAAGTTTCCTTCATGAAGAAAAAAGGCGCTCCCAAGTCCATGCTCAAGCATGAGATGAAAGAAGCCGGTATGAAGAAGATGCGTGCTGGTGGTATGCCGATGGGGCCAGATGGCAAACCCACTTTTGTTGGTGACGGTAAAGGCAAAATGAGATCTGGTGGTCTGGCTGGTGGTCACAAGTCCGCTGACGGTGTTGCTTCCAAGGGCAAGACTAAAGGCAAGACGGTCAAAATGGCTGGCGGCGGGATGCGCGGCGGGAAGTGCTAAATGAGACCGAGCCGGGGCATGGGGGCCATGAACCCCTCTAAGATGCCGAAAGCCAAGACGATCAAGCGGAAAGACAAACCGCAAGACGTTGAAATGTTTGCCAAAGGTGGTGAGTCTCGGGTTAACGAGGCTGGCAATTACACCAAACCCGGCATGCGTAAGTCTATATTTGAGCGCATCAAGGCTGGCGGCAAGGGGGGTGCTCCGGGTCAATGGAGTGCCCGTAAGGCTCAAATGCTGGCTATGCAGTATAAAAAGTCTGGTGGAGGCTATAAGTAATGGCTTGGTCAGAAAAGTACAAACGCTCTATTGACTGCGATAGTCCCAAAGGCTTTTCGCAAAAAGCGCATTGTGCTGGTCGAAAGAAAAAAATGGCCGGTGGCGGCCTAGCCAAGCCTCAGCAAAGTCTCAAAGACTGGACTGCTCAAAAGTGGAGAACTAAGAGTGGCAAACCTTCTACGCAAGGATCGAAGGCGACAGGGGAACGGTATCTTCCCTCTGCTGCAATCAAAGCGTTATCCCCCCAAGAATATGCCGCAACAACCCGAGCCAAGCGTGCAGGGAAAGCCAAGGGAAAACAATTTGTGGCACAGCCTAAGAACGTGGCTAAAAAGACTGCTGGGTATAGGTAAAAATAATGAGCACAACAACCGGAACCGAACTGTTTAACCTAAACCTCAATGACCTCATTGAGGAGGCGTTTGAGCGTGCCGGTTCAGAGGTGCGTTCGGGCTATAACGTCCGCACGGCTAGAAGAAGTTTAAATCTGTTGACTATCGAGTGGTCTAACCGGGGCGTAAATCTTTGGACGATTGAAGAGGGGCAGATCCCGCTCGTTCAAGGGCAGGTAACTTATCCCCTGCCGGTAGACACAATTGACTTGATAGAGCACGTAGTTCGGACTAATAACGGGGTGCAGTCTACGCAGACGGATATTAATATCACCCGGATCTCGGTCTCAACTTATGCAACTATCCCTAACAAAATTACACAAGGCCGACCCATTCAGGTATGGGTGGATCGTCAGTCTGGAAGTGTTGGAAAGACAGGGTTAACCCTAGCATCAAATATTGTCGCTGCCGACACAACCATTACTCTGTCTTCGACGCTTGGCTTACCAGCCACGGGTTATGTGACGATTGGTGCTGAAACAATCAACTACACGAATACGACCTCGACTCAACTGCTAAATTGTCTGCGTGGTCAAAATGGAACCACCGCAGCCTCCCATACGGCTGGGGCTACAGTTACTGCACCTGAACTGCCAAATATCAATGTGTGGCCTGCCCCAGATCAAGGTACGGCGGCTAGTCCTGTCTATACCTTTGTTTACTGGCGTTTACGCCGGATTCAGGATGCGGGTAATGGCATCAATACCCAAGATATTCCGTTCCGTCTACTGCCCTGTATGGTGGCTGGGCTGGCCTATTACATAGCCATGAAGATCCCTGAAGGGGCGGCACGGTTAGATATGCTGAAAATGGCATATGAGGAACAATGGATGTTGGCCTCTGGTGAAGATCGTGAAAAGGCGTCTGTTAGATTTGTGCCGCGCAATATGTTTGTGACAGGTGGCGGCTATTAATGGGCAACAAGTTTTCCTCTGGCAAGTTTTCGATCTCCCAGTGTGATCGGTGTGGGTTTCGGTTCAAACTAAAAGATCTTAGACGGCTAGTTATAAAGACCAAAAACGTAGATATTAAGGTTTGTCATGAATGTTGGGAGCCAGATCAGCCGCAGTTACAACTTGGAATGTATCCGGTTTATGACCCACAAGCCGTTCGTGAGCCTCGTCCTGATACTACGTACTTTCAAGCGGGTCTTAATGGTTTGGAAACAAACCCCGATGGTGGCCCAACTGAAGCGGGTTATGGCGTGCCGACACAGGGCAGTAGGATTGTCGCGTGGGGGTGGAACCCGGTAGGATTCTATAACCCTCTACTTCTCCCATTCCAACAGAATTTTCTGGTGGCAGACGGGGAGGTAGGGACTGTAACTGTAACAACTACATAGGAGTTGAAGATGGAAAAGACAGCAATGAAAAGGGTGGCTAGGGCCGAAGTTAAGTCACACGAGAAAAAAATGCACGGGGTAAAGAAGATGCGGGCTGGTGGTAAAACCAACGCCGACATGATGAAATATGGTCGGAACATGGCTAAAGTTATGAACCAGCGCAGCCCGATGCGTGCGCCGTCTAAAAAGACAGGGATCTAATCATGGCAAAAGATGACAACAAGTACGTTAAGCCCCAAAAAGACAAGCCGGGGTCAAGCGCAGTAGCCAAGGGCAGTATTGCCGTAAAAGGTAATGAGGCGTCTTTTGGTTTTAACGGCTACCCCAATGCCATCCCAAGCACTCAGACTGTAAAGACTCGGGGTACGGGCGCGGCTACTAAAGGCACTAACTCCAGCACAAAGTTGGGATAAATGAACTACTCGACGCTATTTCAGACTATTCAGGCGTATTGTGAAAACGACTTTCCAGATACGGTAGTCGCAACCACAACGGCTTCGACGACATCTTTTCTCACTAAAGATCAGATTGACACGTTTATCCGGCAGGCTGAACAAAGGATCTTTAATAGCGTTCAACTTCCAGTTGCCCGGGAAAACGTGACAGGAAACTGTACGGCTAATAACAGATTCTTAACTACTCCCACAGACTGGCTTGCTACGTTCTCGTTGGCTCGGATTGATCCAAGTGGCTCACAGGAATACCTGCTAAACAAGGATGTTGAGTTTATTCGAGAGTCTTTTCCAAGTCCTACCGATACAGGTGCTCCCACTCACTACGCTATTTTTGACGAGAACACATTTATCTTAGGGCCGACCCCCGATGCGGATTACAACATGGAGTTGCATTACTACGCATATCCACCGTCTATTGTCACATCTGGCACGACTTGGCTTGGCACCAACTTTGACTCTGCCCTACTGTACGGTTCCCTGCTTGAAGCGTATACCTTTATGAAGGGTGAGAAGGATGTTAACGATACTTACATATCCCGTTACAATGAAGCACTTGCCATGTTGAAACAACTTGGTGAAGGCAAAGACCGTCAAGATATGTATAGAACTGAACAAGCGAGGTATCCAGTTAGATGAGCACAATGAGCGAAGTAGCCTTCCTTTTAGGAGGCTCAAATGTCAAAGTTCTTACAACGCAAGGTCGAGGGTTTACCCCCGAGGAAGTTGCAGAACGAGCGCTAGACAAAATTATTTCTGTAGGTTCTCAGACGCATCCTGCCATTCGGGATCAGGCAGAGGCGTTTAGAAATCAAATCCGTCAGGTTTTGGTGTTTTATATGAAGGAAGCCATTAAGTCGCACCATACGACGTTGGCTATCAAGTTCAGGAAAGCAGGACATCCTGAGTTTATTAAACTTTTAGATGAGTAAAGGAGCCACAAATGGCGATTACCCAAGCGATGACCACCTCTTTCAAAGCAGAACTTCTGCTTGGTGTTCATGATTTCCGTCCGTCTGCTGATGCTGGTGCAGACACGTTTAAACTCGCTCTGTATACATCCTCAGCAACTCTGGATGCAAATACAACTGCTTACACCGCTTCTAACGAAGTTGGTACTTCCGGTACTAACTATTCGGCTGGCGGTCAGGCTTTGACCAACACGGGTGTAGGCACAACCAACATTAACGCCAACACTGGTACAGGCTTTACTGACTTTTCTGATGAGACATTCACGAACGCCAACTTCACGGCTCGTGGTGCGCTGATTTATAACAGCACTCCTTCGGCAAACAGCAACGCTAATACCACGCTGACCAATGCATCGGTCTGTGTGTTGGACTTTGGTGCAGACAAAACGGCTTCGGACGGTGACTTCACCATCATCTTCCCAACCAATGATGCATCAAATGCGATTATCCGCATCGCCTAAGAGTCTTAGATGCCTGCTTGGGGCGAAGGTAGATGGGGGCACGGTGAGTGGGGCGTTGGGCAGGTTGATGTCAACGTTCTTCTCGCTAGTGTCGTCACGACTGGGCAGGTAGGCAATGTAGCAATAACGATTGGTAAGTCTGTACCTGTAACCGGTTTAGAGGCTACAGGGCAAGTTGGGACAGTTGCATTTAATCAGGTTGCAAATGTTTATGTAGTAGGGGTAGAAGGGACTGGTGAGACTGGCACTGCCACGGTTGTAGGTAGGGTCAATGTTTATCTCAGTGGGGTAGAGGCTCATGCTGAGTTAGACCCTGTTGGAGTCGCTGCGGGTGCTGAGGTTGAGCCTGCTGGGTTCCAGCACACGGTAGATCTTGGACAGGCTTTAGTTTCTGCTGCGGCAAATGTCCCTGTTACGGGTGTTGAAGGTAGTGGTGAGGTTGGACAGTTAGCACAACGTACTGCTTATTACGTTACCGGAGTACAGGGTAACGGGCAGTTAGGGCAGGAAGAAGTAGATGCTAAGGCTAACGTATCCCCAACCGGTGTTCATGGTGATGGATTTGTTGGGACGGTAGTAGTAAGGGCTGCGGCTAACGCTCCTGTATTTGGGTTGGAAGGTACGGGAGAAGTTGGAACTGAAGTAGTAAGCACTGCGGCTAACGTCCTTGTGTCTGGTTTGGAAGGCACAGGAGAAGTTGGGACTGTCGATGAAAGTCGTGAAGTAAATGTATTTTTAACTGGAGTTGAAGGAGATACAGCGCTTGGTCAGAGCGCCATCCAGATAATTATTTTTGTACCGGTTACAGGAGTTGAGGGTACAGGAGAAGTTGGGACTGTTGATGAAAGCCGAGAGGCTAATGTTTATGTAACAGGCGTTGTTGGCACTGGAGCACTTGGGCAAGAAGAGGCAGAAGGTGGGGCGCTTGTAGATGTTACGGGCGTAGAAGCAACGGGTGAGGTTGGACAGGTAGCCCAACGGACTGCTTATTACGTAAATGGGGTTGAAGGTGTTGGAGAGGTTGGGCAGGCGGCGGTAGTTGGCAAGGCAAATGTTTATTTAAATGGTGTTCAAGGAGTAGGACAGACCGGGGAAGCCCGGACAGGGATTTTAATATTTTTAACTGGGGTTGAAGCCACCAGTGGACTTGGGCAAACGGAAGAAGTAACTTCGGCTAACGTCTACTTAGTAGGGCAACAGGCTACAGTTTTATTAAATAATGTAATAGCAAGTATCCCGGTATTAGTGCCTGTAACTGGGGTTCAAGCGCAAGGACGTACCGGAAAAGTTCTGATCTGGAGTAAAATTAACCCCAACCAGAACCCGAATTGGCAGTTAGTTAATGATGTTCAAACACCAAATTGGATGCCGATAGCGGCATAGGAGTAACAAATGGCAAGTACATATTCAGACCTTAAGATTCAGTTAATGGCAACCGGAGAAAACTCCGGGGCTTGGGGTACTGTTACTAACGTAAATCTTGGCACAGCCCTTGAAGAAGCAATTGTTGGTAGGGCTACGGCAAACTTTACCTCTGATGCCAATCTAACCCTGACTCTTACGGACACCAACGCCACTCAGGTAGCCCGTAACTTTGTACTAAACGTCACTTCCGGGGTGTCACTAACCGTTACCCGAGACCTGATCGTCCCTGCGATTGAGAAGCCATACTTAATACAGAACAACACTACGGGCGGTCAGTCAATCCGGGTGATTATTGCTGGTAACTCAGTGACCGTCCCGAACGGCAAGACAGCGTTTGTATACAACGACGGCACGAATATCAACATGGCTTCGGATTACTTCGTAGCCCCCACATTCAGTTCGTTTACCTCTACCGGCGATGGTACGTTTTCCGGTACGGGTCAGATCAAGGTGCCAGCAGGCGCAACCGGTGACAGAAGCGGTTCCCCAGTAAACGGTATGTTCCGATACAACTCTTCATTAAATCAGTTTGAGGGGTATGCGGCGGGTGTTTGGGGAAGCATTGGTGGTGGCGGTCAGGCTGGTGGTGCGATCACTATTAATGAAACCACGGCATCGTCAAGTTACACAATCGCTAGTGGTGAGAATGGTTTGAGCGTTGGCCCAATAACTGTTGCATCTGGCGTGACTATTACGGTCTCGTCTGGTCAGCGCTGGTTAATCCTGTAAGGAGCAGAACATGGCAATAGATATTAATGGTGATGGCCTAATTGCGGTTGGGGGCACATCTACTACGCAGGGTCGTGTACGGCTTGCAGAAGACACGGATAACGGCACTAACTATGTTGAGTTAACCGCCCCAGCCGCAGTTACGTCCAATAGAACGGTTACATTTCCTGATGAAACAGGAACAGTTTTAACTGGCGCAAGTGCAATTACAGCCTTTCCATCTACTGTTGGGTACAGAAATATACCCCCCGTCGGGACTAAAACCGGTTCATATACTTTAACTACAGCAGATGTTGGTGAGTACGTACAAGTTGGCTCTGGTGGTTCGATCACAATCCCAGACGCTACTTTTGCCGAGGGCGATGCAATATCAATTTTCAATAATACTTCTGGTGGCATTACTATTACCTGCACAATTACAACCGCTTACATTGCTGGTACAGATTCGGATAAGGCTTCTGTAACTCTAGCCACTAGGGGTGTTTGTACTATCTTGTTTATTTCTGGCACTGTTTGCGTTATTACAGGAAACGTGACATGAGTGGTATTCAGTTAATGTTTGTTGGCGGCGGTGCTGGGAAGACAGTTATTAATCTTTCCATCACATCCAATACAGCAAACTATGACGTTTACGCAAACCGTGGCCCAACCTATGTTGCAGGAAACTCTGAAATCACGGTAACAATTGGCCCCGCAGCAATTGTTTATAGTTCGTCTACTGGAACAGCCGCATTTACAGTACCGTCCGCATTTAACCCCGCAGATACTATTACTGTAGTTAATAACGGTGTAATTCTTGGACGTGGTGGCGGTGGTGGTAACGGTGGGCCTGCTGGAACTGGATTTGCAAACCCCGGCGGAGCAGGCACCGCTGCTGGTGGAGCATTTTTAACTCAGCGTGCTGTCACCGTAAATAATTTAAACAGAATCGCTGGTGGCGGTGGCGGCGGTGGCGGTGGTGGGGGCGCTGTAGGATTTGATCCAGATTCCGGTAATTGGTATCCCGCTCCGGGTGGTTCTGGTGGCCCCGGTATTGGCGCTACTTCATTAACTGCACCCACTCCCGGTAGTCCGGGGTCTACAAGTGCTGTGGGAAATCTTGGTGGCCCGGGCGGTGCTGGTGGAACCTACGGGAGTAGTGGAAGTTCTGGAAGTCCGGGTTCCAACGCCCCAATGTTTGGTAGTGGTGGCGGCGGCGGTGCAGGCGGATATGCAATAAGCGGCAATCCATTTATTACCTACATAAATACTGGCACCAGAAACGGTGGAATTTCATAAGGAATTTAAAATGTCTCTACAGTACAAGATTAGAAGTTTTAACGCAGCCTTTGGTCAGATCTCTATAGAGTATTACTCTGCAAATGGTCAATATTCACAAGAGTTTGCATTAGACCTGCCTATTAAAGATGACAACACATACCCGGTTGGCGATGAGTTATCCGCTCTTATTATGAGCACGGCCCCAACTTGGCACTATGAGAGAACACAAAAAGTTTTGGCTGGGGTGAGCAACTCTGCTGCTATCCAAAGTTTAGTCGAGCCTTACCCACAACCAGAGCCAGTAGTTTCTGGGTCGTAAAATTTAGATAGGAGTAAGAAATGCCCACTTCAACAATAATCTCAGATAACGGCGTAACTTCGGGTACGACTGGCCTAAAGACGGCTGGCGGCGACGACGGCACGTTAGTTCTGCAAACCACGACTGCTGGTGGCACGGCTACCACGGCAGTAACAATCAACACTACGCAAGTAGTAACTCTGGCAAACGCCCTGCCTGCTGGATCAGGTGGAACAGGCGCAGCAACGCTAACCGCTGAAAACGTGGTGATTGGTAACGGCACAAGCGCAGTGAAGTTTGTAGCCCCCGGCACCACAGGTAATGTCCTCACTTCCAATGGTTCAGCGTGGTTATCCCAAGCCGCAGCGGCTGGAGGCGGCGATTATGTAATGCAAGTTTATGGCTCTCCTGCCACATGGACTAAACCCGCATCTGTTAAAGCGGTAAAAGTTACAGTAGTTGGTGGCGGTGGAGGAGGAGGTGGGGGCGGAGGTACTTACCGTGGTGGCGGCGGTGGTGGTGGTGGAGTTTCAGTTGAATATCTCGATGCTCCAGCCCTTCCCGGCCCTGTTGCCGTAACTGTTGGCAGTGGTGGGGGTTCGGCTCAGGCTGGAGGGACTACATCTTTCGGGCCATTTTTATCAGCAACCGGAGGTGCGGCAGGGACAATCACCCCGACAGTCGGCACAGGTGGTGCAGGTGGTTCTGGTTCTGGTGGACAAATTAACCTAAGTGGTGGTTCGGGAGCAAGGGGAGGTGCCTCTTATGGCAGTGGTGGAGGTGGCGCTGCTGGCGGTGGAGATGGAGTTAGGGCGGCGGTTTCAGTTGTATGTCCCGTTGATAGCAACCTTAGCGTTGGTGGTGGCGGCGCTTTTGGAAGAGGTGCAAATGGTGTTCCTCCGGATCCCGGCCCGGGATTTGCCGGAATTCCCGCAGGTGGATATGGAAACGGTGGTGGTGGTGCGTTTGGAAACACTGGCAGTCCTGCGCAGGTAACTTCCGCTGGTTCAGGATCGGCAGGTTTAGTCATAGTCGAAGAATTTTATTAATTTGCTATTAAAGCAACAGGAGTAACAGATGAGCAAAATAGCACTAGAAGGTAACGCAAGCGGTACAGGTACATTTACCATTGCGGGGCCGAATACCAACACTAACTACACCATCACGCTGCCACAAGAAACGGGCACGTTAGTCACAACGGGTGTAACTACCGGTTTAAACGGATCGGCTATATCTACCGGTGTTGTTGCGGCAAGTGTGGGTGGTACTGGACTTACATCTGCTGGTACAAACGGTAACGTACTGACATCGAATGGTTCTGCTTGGGTCTCTCAAGCCGCAGCGGCTGGAGGCGGTGACTATATTATGGTTGCTTATACAAGCCCTGCAACTTGGACAAAACCCGCAGGATTAAAAGCAGTTAAGGTTACGGTGATTGGCGCTGGTGGTAATGGTGGGACAAATAATTCTGGTACTAACTTCGCTGGTAGTGGTGGCGGCGGTGGGGGTGCTATTTTATATTTAGATGCTCCCGCAGTGCCCGGGCCTGTAAGTGTAACAGTTGGAAGCGCACCATCTAAAACATCTTCTTTTGGCCCTCTTGTTTCCGCTACTGGAGGAACTAATGGCACCAATGCTCCTCCCTCTGGTAATGCCCCACAAGGCCCTTATGCTGGTGGTACAGGAAGCGGCGGAACAATTAATGTCACGGGTGGTCATGGGTATGGAATAGCCTATGAGGCTGGTGCTAGGGGTGGAGAAGCAGCACTTGGATTTGGTACCCCCGGCTCTTTTGGCGGAGCGCCTGTAATTGGAGGAAATGCTTACGGCGGTGGCGGGATGGCATCAAACAATGGTGCCGCAGTAGGTGGCAATGGTGGCGCAGGAATTGTCATAGTCGAAGAATTTTATTAATAAGGAGTTTGTAAATGAAAGCATTAATTTCCCCCAATGAGATTTCTAACCACTCATACATTTCTTCTTGGAATGAAGTGGGTGGTGTATGGAATCCGGTTCGTACTGAGATTCTAAATTGCCAGCGGGTTGCTCAAGTTGAGCCAGACAATCAAACTTTCCCCGTGGCTGAACCTTTGTATTGGTTTGACTGCCCTGATAATTGTCAGGCTGATGCTTGGTACTTCAAGGATGGTCAGGTTGCTGTTAAGCCACAAGATGCACCTAATCCTAACCCACAGCCTGTATCACAAGGCACACAAACACTATGACGGTATTGGTTGGCCCTAGGCACGTATTCACCTATGACGGTGCAATAATAAATATTTTTCACGCTAACAGAGGTGAGGGTTTACCACGCCATGAGCACAATTATGCCCATGCAAGTTTTTGTACTGCCGGTAGGTGCGTAGTCCGTAAAGAAAATAAAGAATTAATAATGGACAAAACAACAACGCCAGTTAATCTTCTTGAAAATGAATGGCACGAGATTGAAGCCTTAGAAGATGAAACAGTGTTTGTAAATGTGTTTGCCGCTCATAAACTATAGGAGAAGTTAATGTGTGAATCCATGACCCAACTTCATATACAAGGGTATTCGCATCTTTCTGGTTTTCTTAGCAAAGACAGTTGTGCGGAGTTAACAACAGAACTTAAGCGAATTGTTGCTGAAGGAAAAACTACGAAAGATAATCAATGCCCTTTATCAGAAGCCGTTCATGGAGCAGTCATTTTTGATTCCTTATTAGAGCAACTTCTCCCTAACTTTGAACTTGCATCAGGCAAGAAACTCTACCCAACCTACGCTTATGCCCGTCTGTATGCCCCCGGTGAAGAGTTAAAGATCCACACAGATCGTCCATCTTGTGAGATTAGCGCCACCCTAACCCTTGGGTTTGAGGGTGATCCTTGGCCTATCTATATGGGTGATGAGGGCGGTGCCAATGCTTCCAAGATAATGATGGATGTTGGCGATGCCATCTTATACCGTGGGTGCGACAAGCACCATTGGCGTGAGCCGTATAAAGAGGGTCAATGGCAGGCTCAGGTATTTCTGCACTATGTAGATGCTAATGGCCCTCATGCTGAGTGGAAGTACGATAAACGACCCAAACTTAGCCATCATGAACAAAGTAAAATAGATTACACATATTGGTTCTTTGATGATGGGTTAACCCCTGAGTCTTGCAGAAAGATAATTGAGAGTTGTGAGTCTCAATCACAGGGTGAAGATGCTTTAGTAGGGCAAAGCCTTGGGGGTATCCTTAACAAAAACATTCGGGATGTTAAAAAAATACCTCTTCCAATTTACAGGGGTATCGGTGCAACAATGTCTGGTGCGGCACTTTCTGCCAACCAGCAGGCTTGGAAGTTTGATGTGACCCGCGCCAACCAGTGCGACTACCTTAAGTACGATGTAGACGGTCACTATCACGCCCATGTGGATACCTTCATAAACCCAGAAGAAAAAGAGTGCAGGAAGTTAACGGTTCTTGCTTTCTTAAATGACGACTTTGAGGGAGGTCGTCTGTTCCTACAAAACGGGCATGAAAAGATTTACCCACCACAAAAACCCGGAACAATTTTAGTTTTTCCTTCTTTTATGCTTCATGGAGTTGAACCCGTTACAAAGGGTATTAGAAGATCAATAGTGACTTGGATGGTTGGCCCTTGGTTTAAATAGGAGAAAAAATGATAGGTATGGGTATGGGCGGTGCTATCCGCCAACACATTGCAATTAAAGGTATTCAGATGAATCTTGCCGCTGTAGAGGCATTTATGCAGGATTTGTACGCAAACGCTGGCCTGACGTTACCCCCCGGATTTGACCCCGTAGAGGAAGTCATCAGGGTTGTTAACACATTAAGGGAGCAGGGCAAAAATGAAAACAGTAATTGAAGCGCATAAGGTAGACGGGGTAAAAGTATGCCGTTCAGAAGAAGTCCATGTCTGTGCCGCTTGTGGGTATGACTTAGATGAGGCTGAATTGGCGGCTGACACTTGCTCCGATTGTGGCGCACCCCTGAAGTTACGAAAGTCCGTATCGGTCTGGGCTACATCCGTACCTAAAGCCGGTGCTAAGACTTGGGGCCAACAATAAATGGATGTATCTTTTATTGACATAACAAATAATTTTTCAATACCAATCATAGACAACTTTTATTCTGAAACAGAACTTGAAAAAATAAAAGGTGAACTAAAGTTATTAAGTGCTGTAGCAGAACTAAAAATTTTTGTTAATAAACCAGCCAAAGATGAAGAAGATAGTCCAAAACAAAAAAGTAATTCTTTCTTTTTAGATAATTTGTATGAAGGTAAAAGAAGTTTATCTAAAATTTTAAATATAAACAGAAAGTTATTTTCGTCAGAATTAAAAACAAAGTTAGTAGAAAAAAATTTATTTTACGATCATATTTTTCATTCAGATTTTGATACGACACTATTAAATTTTTATGGGCCAACTGATTATTACAAACCGCATAGAGATACTTCTTGTTTTACAGCATTGACTTTTTTTAAGTTAGAAGAGTTTAGTGGTGGTAATTTAGTTTTTCCAGAATACGAAATAGAGATTGAACCAGTAGAGAACAGATTGGTTATTTTCCCGGGGTTTATTTTGCATGGCTCAGAAGAAGTTACAAAAGGAATACGTGTAAGCATGGCTCAGTTTATAAACTATCGTGCAGGGGATTAGGAGATAAATATGTTTTCGGATAAAGACTTAAAGAAAGCCAAGATTGATGCCCAAGCCGAGTTTCGTAGGCTTGAAATTGCTGCGAGTGCAAAAGAAGTGGCTGGCAAATCAATTGGTAGATACGGCCTTTTTTATATCACGCTAATTGTTGTCATTGGGGTTGCGGCAAGCCTGCAACTAGAAGAATCCAAGATGGCAGCGGTTATGGGTCTGTTAGGTGCATCTCTGACCGCCTTGATTTCTATGATGAACGGAATTGCTGGGGCAACCCCAAAGCAAGAAAAGCCCGAGTTTGAAGTCATGCGCCAGTTAATTGAGCGTCTTGATCGTATGGCTGACCGTGATCCAATGTCTGTTGAGGTTGAAGGCGACAAGGTAACGGTTAAAAAAGGTGATAACGAAGTCAAGGCTGGGAGGTAATTATGCTACCAATAGCCGCACTACTGTCGATTGGTGAAAAGGTTTTAGACAAGGTTCTGCCCGACCCAGAGGCTCGTGCCAAGGCGCAGGCCATGCTTATAGAGATGCAACAAAAGGGCGAACTTGCCAAACTCCAAGCGGACATGAACGAGCAAGATAACCTGACCAAGCGGGTTGAGGCTGACATGAAGTCGGACTCGTGGCTATCCAAGAACATCCGGCCTATGACGCTGATCTATATCCTAACTGCCTATTTAGCCCTAGCCGTGATGGATGCTATGGGGCTGGATATTTCTGACAATTTCGTATCTTTGCTGGGCCAGTGGGGGATGCTGGTGATGTCATTTTATTTTGGCGGACGCACCCTTGAGAAGGTCATGGATATGAAAGCCAAGCAGAAATGAACCTGACGGCTAACTTTACCCTTGAAGAACTTGTCAAGAGTGAGACGGCTTTGCGTCACGGTATGGACAACACACCCGGGGAGGCTGAGATTGAGAATCTTAAAAGATTATGTGAACAGGTTCTTCAGCCTGTTAGAGAGCATTTCAAAACGGGGGTCAAGGTTAACTCCGGTTTCCGCCACCCCGAAGTCAACGCCAAAGTCGGTGGCTCAAAAACCTCAGACCACTGCAAAGGGCAAGCGGCGGACATCGAAATCCCCGGCATCCCGAACGCAGACCTAGCCGTATGGATCACAGAAAACCTTGACTTCACGCAAGTCATCTTAGAGTTCTACACCCCCGGAGTGCCTGATTCGGGCTGGGTACATGTTTCTTACGATCCTGCTAACTTAAAAAAGCAAGTCTTAACGGCTACCAAGCAAAACGGTAAAACTGTGTATCTGCCGGGACTTGTAGCGTGAGGAAAATATGCCGTTCATACCTTTAAAATTTAGACCCGGAGTCAATCGAGACACCACCAACTATGCCGGTGAGGGCAATTGGTGGCAGATGGACAAGATCCGTTTCCTGTCGGGTTTCCCTCAAAAGATTGGTGGTTGGGTTAAATCTACGCCAAATACATTCCTTGGCACCTGCCGGGGGTTGTGGAATTGGGTTACGACTTTCTCTGATAACTTCTTAGCAGTTGGTTCTAATCTCAAACTTTATATTGAGGCTGGTGATTATTTTTATGACATCACGCCTCTACAGGCAACTACTGCCGCCGGAGATGTGACGTTTATTGCCGCCAACGGATCTTCTTCGGTCACGGTGGTAGATGCAAGTAACCCAGCCAAGGTCGGAAACTATGTGACTTTTAGTGGTGCAACTTCTCTTGGTGGGAACATAACGGATACTATTCTTAATACTAATCACGAGATTGCCACGCTGGTTAACTCCAATGCATACACAATCGTCGTTCCGGCTACAGCCAATGCATCTGATTCTGGTAATGGTGGCGCAGCCACTATTGGATATTACGACATTGACATAGGTGAGGTTTTAACCATTTACGGATACGGCTGGGGTGCTGGCACTTGGGGCCGACTTGGATGGGGCCTTGGGTCAATTGTTCCGGTAATTACTCCGGCTAGGGTGTGGTGGTATGACAACTTTGACAATGATTTAGTTGCCAATATTCAGGACGGCCCAATCTACTATTGGGAGCGGGGAGCAACAGTTAATCCAACTACAGCGTTAGGAACTCGGGCGGCGCTAATGTCTTCTTTTGGAGGTGCTAGTAATGTACCAGTCAGGGCAGGTCAGGTTCTTGTCTCGCAGCAGGATAAACATTTGCTCGCTTTTGGGAGTGTGCCTTATGGTAGTTCTAATGTGGATGATTTTGACCCCCTTCTTATTAGGTGGACTAATCAAGACGATCCTTTCAACTGGACTCCAACCGCGACGAATACGGCAGGCTTTATCCGAGTATCTCGTGGATCAAGGATTGTCAGGGCGATCCCGACACGTCAGGAGATTTTGACGTTTACAGATTCACATCTTTACACGCTTCAGTTTACGGGTACAACAGATGTGTTTGCGTTACAAGAGTACGCCGACAATATTTCGATTGCAGGCTCCCGTGCAGTGGCAACGGCTAATAACATTACATTCTGGATGGGGCAAGATAAGTTCTATGCCTATACTGGTCGAGTAGAAACCTTACCTACAACGCTACGTAATCAAGTATTCGGAGATATTAACCTTGATGCTGGGTATGCAATTATTGCCGGTACAAACGAGGGCTGGCAGGAAGTCTGGTGGATGTATCCCAGTGCTTCTTCTAACTATCCTAACCGGTATGTAATTTTTAACTACAACGAGAAGATTTGGTACTACGGCACGATTGACCGGACAGGCTGGCTGGATTCGCCACTACGTAACTTCCCAATGGCTGTTAACACACCGCTTGGTTCAAAGACCGGCACACTCTATTTCCACGAAGATGGGGTTAACGATGATACCCTCCCAATGGAGTCATACATTATTTCAAATGACTTTGACCTCGCTGATGGTGAGCAATTTATGCTTACTCGCCGCATACTGCCCGATATTAACTTTGATGGGTCTACAGCAGCGCAGCCAGAAGTCAAGATCCAACTCCGCCCACGTCGATTCCCCGGAACCTCGGCTACGGCTAGTCCCACGGATGAAAAACGGGTAGTAGAAGTATCTGCTAATACCTACACTGATGAGATCTTTATCCGTGCCCGTGGTCGCCAGATGGGATTTAAAGTTAGTTCCACAGACCTTGGTGTGCAGTGGCAGTTGGGAGTACCGCGCCTTGATGCAAGACCAGACGGTAAGAGATAAGCATGGCGTTAGAAAAATTCCGCGCCTCTCCGTTACCTATACCCCCTTCGGAGTACAGCCCAGAGCACTTTAGGCAACTTATACGGGTGCTGGAATTATATTTTTCACAACTAGACTCGCTTACTCCTAATCAAGCAGAGTCGTACCGTGCAGATAACTTTTATGGTGGCAACTTTATCGGAGACTTAACTGGAGATGTGGTGGCAGATGTTGCCACAATAAAACTTCTTAACACGATACAAGCCTACATACAGGCCGCAACGATTAGCACCCTATCAACTAACTATGCCCGGATCCAATCTCTACTAAATAACCGCATAGTCACCAAAGATATTATGGCTGACCATATGTACGCCGGAGATTTTGAAGGGTTTGGTGACGGAGTTATATTTCCTCACATAGCCGCATCGGACTCAACAGATCAAGTGGCTGGTGGAGACGATACACCTACAGCAGTAGAATTTAATACTCTTGATTCTGGATTTGGCTGGACGCTAAACGCACCGGGATCTGCTACGTCTACTTACGCCGGTGTGTATAAAATTACTTATAGTATTCAGTTTATAAATACAGCAAACGCTATTCACTACGCTACCGTCTGGCTTAAAGTTAATAATAGCGACATACCTAATTCGTCCACAATTTTTACCGTGCCCGCTCGTAAAAGTGCTAGTCCGGGTGAAGAAGGTTATGTCTGTGGGTACTCTGAAATTACATTTGAAATAGATGCTGGGGATGAAATTGAGTTGTATTGGGCAACGGATTTGGCTGGCAACCCTACAACCCCAACAGACGGTGTTTATCTGTATCACGACACTGCTTGGACTACCCCAACCAATCCCTATGCCCGCCCAGCCGTTCCGTCGGTTATAGGTTCAATCACGTTTGTTTCGGCTCTAAACAAGGTCAAAGTAGCCCCCCTCCCGGTCTATGGATACGGTCAGGTGGGGGCTGTTACAGTTACCACAAATCTAGGATAATCCTAATATGAACGGTATTTCTTCTCTCTACCAAATGACCCCTACAGGTGTCCCCTTTAGAACCGGGATGCGGGGGGAATCTACTACCGAGCAAAGATACTTTGTCCCCGGTTTTTCTACTGCCCCCGTTATACCCCTAACCCCCGAGCAACAAGCCAACCAAATGATGGCGGCTCAGAGAAGTAATTACGACGGTGGTGGGGGGGATAGCACCGGCGCTCCTTCGGGGCCTACTTCTTCACCTACTATGGGTTCTAGTGGTGGTCTAGGGGGAATAGCCCAAACTCTTGGGGGTATAACTGCAAGTTTGCAAAATACTTTTGGCCCTTTTGCTCATGCTATCCCCGGTTATGGCCTAATGAACGCTGCGTCAAATATAGGTCAAGATTTAGCGATAGACGCAAACGCAAGGGCTGACGCCGCTTTAGCCAGAGCCAATGAGCAGGCTAATCAAGCCAGAGTTACATCGCCATTTTTTAGTTTTGGGCCACAAGTTACTACTGCTGTTGATATAGCCCCTGTAGCCGGTTCAATCCCCGGAACACAGCAAGTTAGTCCTATAGCCCCTGATGTAGTCGCACCGGGGATTCCTGTAACAGATTTAGACGTAAATGTTGACCCTACAGCCGCTTTGACGGCTATGAATCAAGCGCAGAAAGCGGAAGAACAAGAGCAATCTAGTGTGCCCGCCGTAGCCGCTACTGTTGCTGAAGCCCTATCTTTTGCTGACACCCAAGATCAAGAGGCTGGTCAAAACGTAGGCACCCCCGCTGGTACTACCACAACTACCTCAGATCAAGGCGGAGGGGGTGGAAGTGAGGGTGCTCCCGGTGGCTACAGCACTGAGGCTACCATAGGTGTTGATGCAAATGATACTCCCGGTGATAGCACACCTAGCGATGGAGCAGAAAATAGCGGGGTTTATTTTAAGGGTGGTCGGGTTATGAATTACGCACAAGGTGGTGTCGCCTCCCTAGCCAATCAGGTTCAGTCTCAAGGCCGTGGTCAAGACAAGATGCTTGTCCACATGACCCCTCGGGAAGTCCAAGGATTGCAGTACCTAGCCATGCGGCATGGTGGCTCTCTTAGTATTAACCCTAGAACTGGTCTCGTTGAGGCAGGGTTCTTAAGTTCAATCCTCCCAATGGTCGCTGGTGCGGCCTTGGCTGCTACAGGGGTTGGTGCTCCTATGGCGGCATTGATGGTAGGTGGTGGCTACGGTCTGGCTACAGGGAGCCTTACAAAAGGTCTTATGGCTGGTCTAGGGGCGTTTGGTGGGGCTGGTCTAGGGGCTGGGCTTTCTGCGGCTGGAGCCACGGCTTCCCCGGCTTTAACAGGAACTACAACGGGTCTAGCCGGAGCGCCTGAACTTGCGTCTCAAACACTTTCACAGGCGGCTCCACAGGCTATTGAACTATCGGGGACTGCGGCTGATGCGTTTGGTATGTACCCAACAACACCTCTTACCTCGTCAGCGGCCTACACGCCTCAAGGATTACAAACTCTAGCGGCTCAACAACAAGCAGATGCCGCTATGAATGTTATTGCTACCCCATCAAGTACGGTTGTTTCTCCGGGTGGCTTTGGTTCAACAGTTAAACAAATGGGGACAGGTCTTTCCAACGTAGTCCAAGGCACCGAAGGCGCTCGCGGCGCATTTATGAGTTCCGTTGGTGGCCCGATGGGGTTAGCCAAATACGGCGGTGCAGCCGCCGCTCCGATACTGGCTGGTGGGTTTGGGGATCAGTCTTCTGGTCTGCCTATCCAAGAGCAGTTTATTCGCCCCTTTAGATATGGAACAGGTCGGCAAAATGTGCCGTATCGCACGGGTGAGCGTGGGGAATCTACTGCCGAACAAACATATTTTGATTCTCGTTTTACTCCTGTTGGCGTTTACAAGGCGGGTACTGAACCCGCTTATGGGACATACGCTCAAGGTGGCACAATAGATCCAGACTACAACATGGAAGTTGACCGCAATTCTGGGTTCTCTGATGACTTTTACGGTGGTGGATTAACGGCCTTGGCTGCTGGCGGTAGTCCCAATAAACCTCGGTTTTTGATGGGCAAGGGTGACGGTATGAGCGACTCCATCCCTGCCACTATTAACGATACACAACCCGCACGGCTGGCTGATGGTGAGTTTGTCATTCCGGCTGATGTGGTCTCACATCTTGGTAATGGGTCTAGTAAGGCAGGGGCTGCTAAATTACATTCCATGATGAACCGCATCCGTAAAGCACGGACAGGTAAAAACCGTCAAGCCCCTGAAGTAAGGGCGGAAAGATATATGCCCGCATGAACTTAGATTTTTCTTTGGTGCCTTATGGGGTGTTATCGACAGCCATCCCAAAAGTCATTAAGTATTTAGAAGTTTCTGAGAGTTGGACAAGAGGTAGATCGACAACAGATGACATCTTAAAGTTTTTATTTACCGGTCAGATGCAGTTATGGGTAGTGCTAGACGACAAAGAAATCTACGGTCAAATAATTACAGAGATTAAGCAGTATCCGCAGTGCAAGATGTTAGTAATTCAGTATTGCTCGGGTGAGAAGAATCACATGAAGTTTGTAGAAGATAAGGTATACGACACCTTAGAGCGATACGCAAAAGATTGTGGTTGTGCTGGTATCGAGTTAATAGGTAGGCCGGGCTGGCACAAACACGTTGTAAAACGAGGCTACGAGACAAGAAGTGTGATGTATCAAAAGTTCTTTGGATGAGGCAAAAGATGAGCCGAAATAATTATGCGTTACTAGAATCTGGTTGGATACCGGGACACCCTGATGCGTTTAAACCAAACGCAGTAGGCAAGATTTGCCTATACGATGGTGGTGGTGGCGGTGGTAGCCCTCAACCTTCTTCAGTTTCTCAAACCACAATCCCTGAGTATGCCAAACCATACGCCGAACGTGCTCTTGGTAAAGCCGAAGCATTAACGGATTCGCCCTATCAGACTTACGGTGGTGAACGACTTGCAGGGTCTACGCAAGAGCAATTAGCCGCTCGTCAGTCGGTGGCTGGTATGCAACTACCCGGTCAGTTTGCTGCTGGTACTGGATTGGCTGGTGCGGGAGGACTAAGTGCTCTAGGTGCTGGACAACAATATATGGGTATGGCTACTGACCCGATGGCGCAGCAAGCCTTTATGTCCCCCTATATGCAGAACGTGGTTGACCTGCAAAAGCAAGAAGCCATCCGTGATGCACAAAAAGGATTGATAGGACAAAATCTAGCAGCGGCTCGTCAGGGTACATATGGTGGTGCTCGTCAAGAATTAGCAAAGACTGAAAGAGACCGTAATCTTCAGCAAAATCTAGCCAATATTCAGGCATCTGGCACACAGAAAGCCTATGAAGACGCAATCCGTGGTATGCAGTTTGGCACTCAGATCGGATTACAAGGCGCAGGTCAAGCCGCGCAAGCCGGTGCTACATTAGGTCAGTTGGGTATCGGTCAGCAACAAACTGGACTGGACTTGGCTAAAGCACAGGAAGCCTTTGGTGGCCTTGGTCGTGCGGAGCAACAGGCCAAACTTGACTTGGCATATCAGGACTTCTTACAGCAACAGCGCTATCCGTATGCCCAACTTGGATTTATGTCTGACATCTTACGTGGCTCTGGCAATCTTGCCGGGACTGGCGGGCGTGCAGTTTATGAGGCTCCTCCCTCGACAACTCAGAACTTGATGCAGTTAGGTCTAGGTGGGCTTGGTTTATACAAAGGACTTGGTTAAGGGGTAAGACATGGCACAGGCTAGTCCAGCAGTAAATCCGAGTGTTGACTTTTTGGCGATGTCTCGCCGTATTCCATTTATGGATGAGCAACAGTTGGCTTCACTAACCGCAACCAAAGAGTATGGTTCTTTGGCACTTGCTGAAGTATCTCGGCGTAATAGAGAGCGGTTGATGGCAGAGGCGGCAAAACAAGCACAGGAAGCGGGTGGTAGCGGTACGGTTGCAGACCGTGAACTTGCTGCACTTGCACAACAACAGTTTGCTGATAAGTTAGCCGCAGACGAAAGCATGGGATTAAACAATCTTGTAGCCCAAGCCGAGCAGGGTGGGCTTGAGTTTGGTGAGCCTTACGGTGAGACTGCTGAGATGGCTGGCGGTGGGATGGTTGCTTTTGACCGTGGTGGTGAAGTACCGGGATTTGCCGCTGGTGTTTTTCTTGGCCCTGCAATTCAGGGTGCTCGCGCCCTTGGCCCTCTCGCTATGCGTGGCCTTACTGGGCTTCGTGAAGTAATAAGAAGGAACCCTAAGAAAACCACAGCGCTTACGGGTATTGCCTCTGGTGTCCCATTTGGTCTTGGCATGATGGGTGAAGATGAGGAAGGAGCATTTAGCCCAGAAGAACTACAGCGGCAATACGAAGTCCAAGATATTCAGGAAGGTCGAGGTGGTAGTGATGTTGCAAGCGCTGGTCAAGGAATTGCCGGAAAGGACATAGTTGCCGCTGCCCGACGCCGTGGTTTAGGTTTAGAAGATGACCCAAGAGCGATTTTGAGACAGATTAAAGAGTTGGAAAGAGAACAAGGTCTTGGTGAATTTGGGGCTAAAACAAAAGAATTACAGGCAAAACGCCGTGGTGATGTTGAAGCCATGTACGCAAAAGCCGGTGAGTCTGAGCCTTTCTTAAGAGCGGCTAAGGCTGTGGGTGGAAAACGCAAGAGTGGATTAGAAGCCCTAGCGGCTGCGGTGGGTGCTGGTGGTGAGTCTATGGCTGAACTGCGCCGTGAAAAGGCTGGGGCTATGGACAAGTTGGCTCAAGGTGAAGAGCGCATGGCTTTGGCAGAAGAACAATACCTGCGTGGCAATGTTAAAGACGCTACCACAATGGCAAATCAGGCTAAGAAAGACATATTTAGTGCTGACATTAAGTTGCAAGAACTTGGCATGAAGCAGTCTTATTACGACGCATTAGGTCTTGCCGCAAAAGCCAAGGCTTCAGGTGGTGCTGGGTTTAAACTTGGAGATGTAACTAGGGCAACACAAGCCATAAATGAACTACAAACTCAGTTAAGGATGCTTGATCCCAAGAAAGATAAGCAAGCAATTGCCGAAACGCAAAGACTTATTAATATTCTTAAAGGTGGCGTAGGCATGGCATACGCTCGTGGCACGGGCGCAACCTTAGAAGATACCCCAGACTAAAAATGGCTCGGGTACTTAGACACCCAGCGCTGAAAGAACCGCTGGTGTTCCCCAAAGGAACATCTGATTTTGATATGTATGCCGCCTTGGCAGACAAGTTGTTTCCTGTCGAAGAATTGCCACCACCCCCAAAGGAAGAGGCTGGGTTTACAGGTGGGTTTGGCGAGGGCATTTCAACCCTTGGGGGTTTACCCGAGTCCGTCAAATATCTATTTAGTCCTACTGCTGAACGCCGTAAGGCTGCGGCAGAGGCTGGTGAATCTGAATACGATTTTCAACGGCTAAAGGAAATTGAAGGTCTTGGTGGTCTTGGTAGGTTTGTTAAAGAACAGGCCGGTACTGCGGCTGGCTTTCTTGCCGCTCCTGTCGCTGCTTCCGTTGCCGCCTCTAGGGTTGCTCCTTTACCCCTCAAACCATTTGCCGCCACCGGTGCTTTTTTAACTGCCGCTGGTGCTCAATACTTAACCGACACCACTACCCGGCAAGCCGCCGTACAAGAAGGAAGAGTCAAAGAAGGCAAAACGGCAGAACCCCCCGAAGCCACTAAAATAGCCATGACTTCCGCAGCGCAGGCTGGATTAGATGTGGCTGGCTTCCGTCTTTTCCGTCCGTTAGGTGAAATGATTGGTTTGGCTGGTCGAGAAAACGCAGAGAAGATTGCTAAAGAAGTTGCTGAAACCGCCGCTAAAGACCCAGTAAAAGCCGCTGAGAAACTACTTGGTAAAAAGAGTATTGCCGCCGGTGTTGCCACAGGTGCCGCATTTGAAGCCGCCCAAGAGGTCGCGCAACAAGCGCTTGAGCGTTATGGTGCTGGTTTGGACTTGGCTAGTGACGATGCCTTAGAAGAATATTTTGAATCTGCGGTAGGCGGTGGAATACTTGGTGGCCCGATAGGTGGCGTCTCTACTTATGCTGGGAACATCCGTAAAGGTGTTTATAGCAAAGACTACGTTCAGCAAGTCGCTGATGCGGTGCAGGGTAAACAGATAAATCTAGGTCAAGAGTGGGATAACTACAGTAAACAAATACAGGTTGATGCTCCTGCATTTGATTTAACGGATGATCAAGGTAACTTTTTGCCATACACCCCTGACTTGTTAGAGCGTCTAGGGATTAACCCAGAAGCCAAAGCCATCAATATTGGTGGCAAGCAACGTGTCACTATCCCAATGAAAGACGTTCTTGAGGCCGACACTGGTAATGAAACTATTGGCACGGCACTACTTAGTATGTTCCGTAATGACCGGTTTAAGTTAGGCGAAGAAATTAAGCGTGACTCTAAACGGATGGAGGCAGACGAGTTAGCCCAAAAGATCAAAGACTATGAAACGCTAACTGCTGCTGTAAAAACTTACGAAGCATTTTTTAATCCAAGACAGGCTGTTAACTCACCAAGTAATTTTGTGGTGCAGCAATCTCCAACAGACCCGAAAAAGTTTATAGTATTTAACCCTGTCACTGGTAAGAATGTTGCTAACCAAAACTTTGCTAGTGCTGAGAACGCTCAAAAGTATATTGACGGGAAACTAGAGCAAGAGAAAAAAGGTAAGGTTGGCCCAGAAGTGCTTGTGGCTGGGGACTTAGAGATCCAGCCTGATCCGGTTAAGGCCGGGGTGTTCACCGTCTTTAATAAAAAGACTAACAAGTACGATACTAAGAAAGAGTTTAAGAGCGAAGCAGAAGCACAAGAGTACATTAATACCAAACTTGGTATCCCTGCTAAACCGACTGCCCCAACTGCGCCTACAGAAACACCGGAAGATATTGCCGCTCGTCAGGCTAAAGAGGCTAGGGATCAACTCTACAAAGACCTTGCCGGGCGCTATCCACAGAATCCAGATGCTGTAAAAGAAATTACACAGATGGCAGAAGATCTGGAGGCTACGATGTCTCCAGCCGAAGCCTTGGCTCAAGCAGAAACAACTTACTTACAAGACCAAGAGACTACGACAGAAGTTGCCCCTGAAGTTGCCCCTGAAGTTGCCCCTGAAGTTGCCCCTGAAGTTGCCCCTGAAGTTGCGCCAGAAGTTACTGCCGCACCCGCACCCACACCGGCCTCTCCGCCTAAAGCGCCTCGCACTCGCAAAAAGCCTACGGGTCAGCCATATGAAAAATACACGGCGCAGATGCGGGAGATGCTGGCTGGGGTAGACCCAGAGAGTGGGTTGGCTGAAGATCTGAATGAGTTTGTTAATCTGGCCGAAGAGTCCAAAGATGCAACCATAGCAAAAGAACTTTCACAGTTAGCCCAGACTTATGCTCAGGCCACTAAGGATTCGGTCAATCCTAAGTTGTCGCAAACTGAACAAGATAATGCGACTCAGAGGGCTACTAATATTTTTAGTATGCTTGATGAACTACGAGATCGGGCTACGCCCAGCAATCCCGCTGAGATAAAGGCGGCTAAAGATGCAACAGGAAACGCTGGTACTGGTAATAAAGTAGCGGCTAAAGTTACAAAGGATGTTTGTGGCTAAGATACCTAAATCCTACTGTGGGCTAAGTGGCTCAACTCCTAGCGTATCCCGTCCGCGTCAGGCGGTGGGAGAGTTTCTTGCTGGCCCAATCCAGACTGTTCTGGATATGTCTTCAGACACATATAACAAAATAAAGAATGAAAGCCTACAAGCCCTTAAGTTTACGTGGCACATCGTTGAAAGATTAGAGCAACTAGGTGTACCTCAAGCCGCCAAAATAAATGACTACCTAAAAAGACAGCGTGCTTACAACGAGAAAATGAAACGCTACGCCGAGACCGTAATTGGCCCGATGGTGCGTATGAACGCTGTAAGTAAAGAAGCCGCCGCTAAACTGGATGAGATAGGCGCCATCGCTACGATTGCTGAGATTAACCCGTTTAACTCTAAAAGTCGTTATGCCGCTGATAACACAGACTTAAGCGAGGATCTTCGGAAACTTAATCTGGACAAGGTTGAGATTGATGATGTCAAGATGTCTAAGACTGAGGCTTGGGACTTATTAAATGCAGAACTCAAGAAGGCTGACGATATCTTTAAGCGAGATTGGAAAGCCCAGAACGGTGCTAAACCTGTACCATCAGAGATTTTGCCGTCTTCAAATTTAAAAAGTCTTTTTGATTCTTATCAATACTTCCGCAGACAATTGTTGCGAGGCATCATTCAGTCTCTAAAAGACCGTGCCGGTGAGGGCAATCTTAGAGATTCGCAAGTCTCACCTGAGTTGTTTGAGACTATTGAGAAAACCAAGGCGGAATTTGCTAAGGCAAATAATGATGCTTATCTCAAGTTAATGCGCTCTGGTCGCTATGTAGTCAACACCTATGAAGTTACAGGAACTGATGAAGATACAGGTGAGCCACTGCTAACCGTTGGAGAATCTCGCTTTTTTGAAAGCCGGGCTGAGGCCAGAAGATTTGCTCAAGAGCAAGAGCGGTTGCTTGGTAGGGATTTTGTTAAGGCATTTAAGAAGTCCAACATCGAACAACTCCTCTATACCCCCGGGGGTCGCGCTCCGGTCAATGCTTTCTTTGACAAGATTAAGCCTGCGCTTGCAGCAATTAAGCCCGTATCTACACCGGGAAGTGCCACTTATAGTCAAGAAATGGAGATGATTGACAGTCTGCGGGAGAAAGTTCATCAGGCGTCTCTCCTATTGTTCCCAGAAACTTCGATTCGCCGTGACCTAGTAGCCAAACGTAAGGGTACTGAAGGCTTTATGCGGGATATGCTCAAGGTCTATAGCGCGATGGCTGACCGTTATTCCAATCAAATTTCGCAACTAGAATACAGCGGTGCGATTAGCCGTGATTTGACTAATCTAAGCAACATCGTTGAGGAAAAAGGCGAAGAAAACAAACAGCGTTTTCGTAGTCGGGATGAGCAGGATGAAGCCATAGAGTTGGCCTCAGAACTTACCCGGCGGGTTATGAAAGTGCAACAGGCCCCTTCGTTAGGCGATCAACTTGCCAATAGTATTAACCAAGCGGGCTTTTTATGGTATCTAGGTTTAAACCCAGCCTCGGCCTTGGTTAACTTGTTACAGGTTCCGGGGGTAGCACTTCCTTGGTTAAGTGCTCGATTTGAGGGTCAAGTAAGTAACCTAACTGAACTTACCCGTGCGTACAAAACTTTAACTAAATTTGGTAAAAGTTACTTAACTGAAGGTACGGCTAGTGAGCGACTAGATCAACTAAAAGTTCTTGATCAAGGGCAACTAAACACTTTGTTTGGGCCAGAGGCAGTCAAAAATGGCACAGCCCTTACGGTTGATGAAGTCCGCATGATGGTGGAACTAGACCAATTGGGTGCGTTGCGCTCTGGGATGCAGATTTATGACATCGGCAGTATTGCCAATATAGGCGGTGCTTACCCCGGGTCGTTTTCTCATGGCATGTATCTTTTCCAAAGATGGTCAGGATTTGCTTTTCAAAAGGCTGAGTTAGTTAACCGTGAATCCACAGCCTTAACTGCTTATCGTCTTGCCCGTTCAAAACCTATGATTGGCAAAGATAAGCCAATGTCGCACGAGGAAGCCATTAAGTTTGCCGAGCAAGCCGTAGAGAAGTCTCAAGGCGCATATGCCGCTGATCAAGCGGGTCGGATATTTATGAACCCAGCCTTGCGGGTTATCTTGATGTTTAAGAAGTTTCCGGCTCACATGGCGACCATCTATATCAGGATGTTCCAAGAGATGTTTGGCAACCTAGATCCAAACCTGACTCCTGAGCAACAAAAGAACATTAGACGTATTGCACGGCGGCAGTTTACCGGCATGATGGGTATGACTGCGCTTATGTCTGGCGTGGTGGGCATGCCTTTCTACTACATCATCCGTGATGTGATGAACACTCTCTTTGGCGACGAAGATGAACCGTATAGTTTTGATGTGAACTTGCAAGAATTTTTGGTTGATAACTTTGGCAACACGGTTGGCAACATGATGTTCCGTGGTTCGTTAGGCGTATCCGGTGCAGATATTGGTTCTCGGGTGTCCTATGAATCATCGTTCCTCCTTGGCGGCACAGAAAAACTGCCATTCATTGGTGGTGTGCTGGGGCTACGAGATATCAAACAAGGCAAAACTTCTCAGGAAACTCTCTACAACGCCCTCGGAGAAGCCGCTGGTGCTGGCTTTGGTATCGCAGTGGGGGTCGCTAGAGGTGGGGAAAAAATGGCGCAAGGCGATGTATTTGGAGGTATAGAGACCGCCGCCCCTGCTTTTATTAGAAGCCCCATGAAAGCCTACCGATTTGCTACCGAGGGAGTATTAACTTCTCGGGGTGATCCAATCATCGAGGACATAACAACTCGGGAAATTATGTTTCAGGCACTTGGACTAACGCCGCAGCGCCTCTCCACCCAGTACAAGATTAATAACCGAATCAAGGATATGGAGCAGGAGATATTGCAGCGCCGCATGAGTTTAATGGATCAATACGCCAAAGCCGTGCGGGAGCGTGACCGTGAAGAAGCCTCAGAAATTATGGAAGAGATTAGGGAGTTCAACAAACGCAACCCCTACAAGGGTGTAGCAATTACTCCTAATACTATTAAACGCTCCCTAGACAAGCGGGAATCTATCTCGGAAGAAACCCAGAAAGGTATTTTTGTAGCCAAGGGGTTACGGTCTAAGTTCGCCCCCTACCAACGAATTGAGGACTTGCTAATTGAGCAAGACTTACTTGGTGACTTAGATTAAAAAAAGCCCCGGCAAGGAGACTAGCCGGGGCAAAAGCCCGGAGGAGTACGGGCTGGAGAAGCCTCTCCATTGTGGGCTACGTCCTCCATACCCGCAAGCCTTGTACCCCGTTTTCCACAACAATTCTGTAGACATAAGTAACTGCTCGCTGCTCCGCCTCTTTACGAAAAGATCTTAGAGTGTCCCCCGGATTTAGACTAGGTATAAAGATAGACGTACCTAGTGTGAAGTTATCCCACGGTATGACAAATTCAATCCTGTCTGAGCGCATCTTCCGAAGTATCTGTAGGAATCTCAAAGCCCATTTTCTCCGCATCTAGCACTAACGCACTTACCGGGGGTGTGCCGATAAGAGTCCCCTTAGACATACCTTTTGGCTTGATGCCAATCAGATAGCCTTTTGTTTCCAAGTCTTTTATAACTTCTTTATACGTAACCTGATTCTTAGCGCACTCGTCTTTTAACTTAGAAGCCACGATGTAGATACGCTTAGTGTCAGGCTCCATACGGATAGACAACTCATCACGCGGTGTCTGTTTGCTGACCATACCGGTTCGAGCGTCACACGCATCATCAATAATGAGGGCGTTTTGAGCCATGTATTTGAGGATGAACATCGAAATAAAGACCTCTGAATCCTGACCTTTGCTTAAGGTAGTCTCTCGGATCTCGTCGATCTGACCGCAGTAGAAGTCAAAGAGCCGTTGCAGGGGGTAGTCAATAAGCCCTAAATCTTGAGCAATTTTGCCACCCGCTAGGTTGACTGCACCAAGTGCCGAATAGAAACGATAGGAGGGAGATAGGTTTAACTTATCAGTAATAGCATCAAAGTATTTTTTTACTAAATCGATTGTCGCCGCTTTATTAGACTGAACCGCCGTAATGTACGGATACCAAGCATGCCCGTAGTTCTCCATAAGTATTTCGTCAAACAGGGTTACGCCGTCCTTAGTGGAGATAATGTTGTTTAGACCCATGTGAAACTCGACGCATCGAAAGATCTCCCCTTTGGGCAAGTCTTTAAGTAAATATAGTTTGTCATGGAATGATGAGTTACTTGTGGCTACCCCGACTGTGCGCCATGTGGTGGTGTTGACCCGCAGAGTATTGGAGTTAGAGTTCATCCGGTCACGACCTCGCCCTTGGGTAATGCCGTATAAGAAGTTAGACACCTCCTCCGGTTTGGTATTGGTCATCTCGTCAACAGTTAGCGGGATGTTATTTAGCACCCCCATGCGTAGCACCATAGATGCCTTTGTGTCATCAGCACTGCGTAATGGTTCTTCAGGATGACCCCAGATTGAGTTGATCACCCGAAGCACAGTTGTCTTACCAGAACCGGAATCTTTGTGAATCAGGTTTAGCAAAATACCTTTATGGTTACTTGCGATCTTAAGCAGCGGGGCGCCAAACCCAGTTAGTGCCGCAAATCCCTGTGCCTCCATGCCCTCTTTGGCGTAGGCATTGAAAACTTTTTTCCATTCTTCGATGTTGCCCTTTTCGTGATACCAATCCACCATGTCTGAGGTGGTTACGGTGGGAGGAACGTAGCGTCTTTTGCCGCTTTCTAATTCCATATCCCCGACTACAAAGGAACCACGTTTTGTCCAACCAAATTGATGGTGGGCGACTTCGGCTTGTTTTTGCACTTGTAACTCACCCGCTGATCTAATTAAATAGGCTTGAATCTCTTTCCAATTCATGGAAATCACACCACGCTTGGAGAGTTCTGTTCGCATAGTGTCAGGCCCCGACAGGGTAGCCATAGACACTGTAAAGTTTTTAACACCGTCCCTAGGTAGGTGCAGTCGCATCCATGCACTCTCGCCCTCGTTGGGATCGTAGATTCTTTGTACTACGTAGAGGTCATGCGGGTAGACCAGCACTTGGTCATCGTCTTTACCCCGCCTATAGATACCACCCTTGCGACCACGGAAGTAAGGATCGGGTAACTCTGGGATCTCATAGACTATTTCACTAACCGTACCAGAAGCGCTTTCTTCCTTAACGGTTACTTCGGTTTCTTTGGATTCGGCAATCTCTCGACCAAGTACGATAGGGCTTTTAATTTTCCCGAGATGTTTACAACCATCACACCCTCCGGGGCGATATTCCGAAAACGTCGTACAAAGGAAGGGGCCTTTGCCTTCACCCCGAGTATCAGATGCCTTGTTTTCTGTTTCAGTAGGATCATAGTTTGGATGCTTTTCAGATAATTTATGTATTGCACGATCTCTATCTTCGCAGTGTTCCGCAACGGATAAAGCCGCTCTCCACATGTTGTAGTCTACCTGAGAAGAGTCATGTTGATTTTGATAGATGTGGGCTAGTTGCTGGCACCCCGTACCTTTTGCGGTACGCAACATAATGTTTTTAAAGTAACATACCTGATTGCCCATTAGCGCTTTGGTTAAAGGGCTGAGATTCTTTTTGCCACTTAGCCCTGCAAGAGGCTTAGGTGCAACTTCGGGTAAAACACTTTTTATAATGTCTACGCTATAAGTTGTGTCAGGTGGCGACAGGAGCCGAACCTGCCTTGGTGTCTCCTCCTTGAAATTGTAGGTGTTAGGAACCCTGAGAATCCGTGCCGCATCTGCCGTGCATCCAGCGTCAATTAGCAGACCTTCTTTTAGGCACAACTCTTTTAGGCCATCGGCAAGGGGTTGCCACTCCTCGCGGGATAACTCCCGATCAAGCACCCAGTACCCATGTATCCCACCGCCCGAATCAACCAAGGCAGGTTCTGGCAACTTAGTTTTGATTAGAAATTCTTCAAGCGCAAGTAAAGCGGCCTCCTTGTCGAGGTAGCCTTTTAAGGCTTTGGCCTTTTCTTCACCGCAATCAATATCAATCCATAACGACTTTATACGTACTACGTTTTCCTGAGCGCGTGGCTTGGGTGCATTAGGATCTTTGAACGTAGCCAGCGCAAAGTAGACGTCTCTTCGCTCGGAAAGGAAAGTCTTTATGGCTTGGTCTGTATCTTCTAACTTGTCAAAAAACGACTGTATTGCTGGGTGCTGATCGTTCTTCTTCAGTCCCGTAATGCAATAGTGTCCTTCCCCGGCAAGAATGGCTCTTAAAAATTCTTGCATTATTTACTCGGCTAAATTTTTTATGAAGTCTTGGATTTCTTTTACAGAAACCTTCCTTGGCTCACGTTCTCCAGCGAACCAGTAATACACGCCTGATCTTGTCATACCAAAGTAACTTGCCACAGTTTGCACGGGCACGTTCTTCGCAATACATATTCTGCCCAACTGCACACCAATCTTAGACTGATCTGCCTCGGCGTTCTTTTTTACGATTGAAAGTGTGTAGCCGACCACGGTCATCCCCAGTAAGTAAAAGGTGTCGGGATCCACTAACCTCGCCCGACGCGAGTTGAGCCTCACCTAATGGATGGCGTTCCTAGGGGTAGGAAGGGGGAGGGGTACTAGCAGGGTGTGTCCAACAACCGCATCTCACGCTCATAACATGAAACAGTTATTCCCCTGCTTTCCCCCATAACTTAGTCGTCCCACTCGTCCACAAGAGCCGCCGCATCTTTGGCGGGAACTTCTTCTTGCTTCTTAGTAGGTCGTTTAGTTGGTTCCTCGACTGCTTCAGCGGGTTCAGCCTTAGCAACGGGGCGAGATACAGACAAACGCTTCTCCACTACGCCATCGGTTTGCGCGACGTTCATAGTGATTGCGTTTTTAGCCTCTTGAGTTTGTGCTTTCAAAGAGCAAATGTTGTGCTCGTTCTCTTCCAACGGACGCACAGGTGAGAATGTAAGTTTGGGTGTAGCGCTGTCAGTATCAAAACGCATCTCCGTAACTACATCTTCTACGTTGACGCCATGTGCCGCCAAGTATTTAACGTAGGCTTCCAAAGGCATCTTGCTATTTTCAACCTTGCCAAAGATTGATTTAGACGGAAGCACCAACTGAAACACATCACCATTCATATCGTTAGCCAAAACTACAGCAAGACGGCGAGAGAAACGGCAAGCACGGGAATCGCCTTGACCGGAACCAGCCACGTTTTGTGGGCAGTTGGCACAGGTTTGGCACTGTGGTTCTTTGATGCTTGCATCAGGACGCACCCCATCAGCAGACCAACAAGCCGGGGGTACTTGCTCTCCCTCCTCATACTGCCCTGCGTAGAAGGTACGACTAACGTGTTCAGCCGCAGTCACGATAACAACTTGCATGGTGCGCTCGTCAGACTTCGCAGTTTCTTGACCACCAACCATCATGCGGAATACACCGCCACGAATGGAGATACGCTTGTTTTGAGACGTACCCATAAGCGCACGGGTGGTAGCCGAGAGGCTACGGTTCTTCAGGTAATCAGGCAAATTGCCTTTAAAAAGCGTCATTTCTCCGCTCATTTGCTTCTCCTTACAGTTGCAGAATAACGGGACTCGTTATTGAGTCCTTCGGGCAAGAGACCGGGATTGTCTTGAATCCAAGTCTTCATGTTGGTTTGATGGATACGCCGCTCAAGAAGGTCAGGCACTTGATGGTCACGAACAAAGCGGTGCATGGACTCCCAATCGTTAGTCCAATACCGGGTTTTGACCGACTTGATGATCGTGCCAAACTGGGTCTTGATGCTGTCTGCACCTGTGGCCTTGCAGACTTCTAGCATGGCTTTCTCTACGACTTCCATCTTGCCTTTGAGTTCGGCCTCTTGGGTCTCAAACTCATGGCGCATCTCTTCTAGTTTGTCCCTCATCTTGAGGTAGACCTTGGCAAGTTTATCGGCTCCAATGTTATCCATGATTTTCTCCATTCTCGTTACTGTTGTTTACTTTGTCAACAACATTATGGAAAAGTTCCACGACTTTTGAATGGACATCTTCTTTTCTTCTAAGCGCCCCGTAGACCTGTGCTTCTACGCCTGATCCTTGCAGATGGACAACGGTTGTTTTGTTGATCTGTCCCTGCCTGTGTACCCGTGCATTGGCTTGTAGATAGGTTTCTAGGCTCATGGTGGGGCCGAACCAAATGACGGTATCTGCGGCAGTCAGGGTCACTCCGTGAGCCACTGCTTGGGGCTGTATGACCAGCACGCGGGGGTCTGTCTCCTGTTGAAATCTCCTGAAAATATCTGCTCGTTTAGTCGCACTTACGCTTCCTGAGATGACCTCGTTTGTTATGCCTTCTTTAGTTAAGGTTTCCGATACCACCTCGATGGCGTGCCGAAATGGCACAAAAATCAAAACTTTATTAGTAGTTTCCCTAATAACTTCCAACATGACGTTTAGTCGGTTTCTGCCGTCAAAGGCAACGGCCTCGCCACTATCGGAATAGACAACGCCGCATGACAACTGAAGGAGTTTGTTCATAACGGTGGCAGCGTTGACCGCCGTGATTTGTTCATCAGCCGTCCGAACCAACATCTCGGTCTTTATCTTTTTGTAGTAGTGCGACTGTTGAGCGGTCAGGGGAACTATACGGGTGGTATAGGTCATCTCAGGCAAGTCTAGGCATTGGTCTTTAGTAAACCGTATGGCGGGTTGCAGTGCAGCATGAACTAACGCCACGGCATCCCTTCTAGGAATCCAAGTAAATTGTGTGATCTTTACCATCACTTGGTCTTTCCAAGCCCCTCTAAACTTGGGAACACGCTCGGGGCAGATCAACTTAGCCAAGCCAAAAGCATCCTCCGGGGACTGTGCCGCCGGGGTTCCGGTCAGCATCCAAAGCCAAGTCTTGGGCATCACCAAGTTCCATAGGCTCTTCCATCTGCGGGTTGTGTTGTTCTTATAGGCATTTGCCTCGTCCACAATAATCAGGTCAAAGTCAGCCTCTTGAAGTTCTTTTTGGACGATCTCCACCCCGTCATAGTTGATGATTACGAACTCTGCGTTGCCGTTAATAACCTTCCTTCTTTTCTTGGGTTGCCCGTAGGCAATATCCACGGTGCGGTGCATGGCAAAGGTAAACAAGTCAGAACGCCACGCCGAGTCCATGATGGAAAGGGGACAGATAATTAGGACACGTTTGATCACGCCTATCGTCATTAGATAGTCAGCCGCCCAAATACAGGAGGCGGTCTTACCCGTGCCCTGCTCGTTGAAACAAAATGCCTTTTTATTTAGGGTCAGAAACGAAGAGGTCTTGATCTGATGGGCCATCGGTCTGTGGAACCCGGGCCAGTTGTAGTCCCTACGGATAGGGCTAGGTACGTTCTTTATGCGTAATTGGTTAAGTTGTTGGGACTCTTCTAACCCCCACTTGACTAGCACCTGACTGACTTCTCCATCCTGAGAAAGCAGTTTGCTTTTGGGTATGGTGGCTAAAACGGGGTCAGGATTCTTGAGCCTTAACACTAAGGCTCGATTGTTTTGAACAAGTTGCATAGGCTCTCAGCATGGGCTACCCGCCCAAGAGGGGTTGATTTAGCGGGACTTGCGTTCTTTCGTACTTATTTCAGACACCAACTTATGGTTAGAGTTCCGTTTAAAAGACCTGTTTGTACTAGGGGAAACCACTACTGTGCCGTCTTTATTAGAGCCACCCTTGGACAACGCTTTTTTATGGTGGACATCTTTACCTTCCCGGGCATCAGCCTTGCCGTTGCCATTGGCATCTTTGCCTTTTTTATCTAGGGCACGGCGGGCACGCTGACGCTCCATGCGTTTCTCATGCTCACCTCGGGCAACTTGCTGTTCGTATTCTTTCTTATAGGGTCTGGCTTTATTCACATAAGGCATGGCTAGTCCTCGTAAATTCTATGGGGTCTTGTCCCCAAACTAAATGTCCTAATAATAGGTACGGTTGGGTTTGCTTTGTAAAACTCGTCTACCGCCATCGATGCTTTTGGTACGAAGTAGGTAAACATCGTTACCTTTTTATCCTTTTTCATGGGCGGTGTAAACACCACCACCGTGTGTAAATAAACCTCACGATACTTGTCCCCGTTAGCATCGACTTTATACATTTCGCCCGTTATGTACGCAGTTTAAAACAGGGCAGTAACTACGGCAAGAGAAGTTAGGCCGTGGATTCCACACATTTTCCTGATACGTCTTGACCAACCAAGAATAGTTTGCCGTGCAGTCCCGCATTATACCTAGTACATCGTCCCTAGTATAACTTCTTTTTATAAGGTCGTGACATACTAAAAATAATAATCCACCCTTTATTTCATTGACTTGCGGGAAGTGGGCAAATGTACACAACGCCATTAAATCTAACTGTTTTGTATCGGCATATTTAGCCGACTTCCCGGTTTTATAATCAACAATCCTTGCCTTGTCCCCATCAACAATAATCAAGTCAGCCACCCCACGGAGCCAAACATTGTCCGAAAAGAACCCTGTCGGCTCACCGCGCTCAGTTATACCCATCTTGTGCTCGCAGTATTTCTCCCCGGGCACACTTGATAACTTATCTATAACCGGAGCAAACTGTTCAAACTCTGGCGGGATGGGGACACCATCTCTTACATATTTTTCTGCGGCCTCATGGACTCGTTTGCCGTAGAGTAATACCTCAGTTTCTGGCTCAACAATATCCTTGGCTACTCGGAGATGGTAATACTTCTTAGGGCACTGTTGAAAAAGGGTGATGCTGCTGTAAGACCAAGATATAGGTTTGCTCATTCTCGTATGTGGCTTTTGACCGCTGTTCTGTAGAGCCTCAATTCTACAATCACTGCGTCAATAGTGGAAGCAGCAGCCACAAACTCACCGTTTAGTAACAACTCATGGACTTCTTTTAGAAGTTTCTTGGCCTGTAACTCATGTGTTGCGTAATCTAATTTTTCATCGACTTTCATTAACAATCTCCATAACTTTTGCCTGATCCAATTTCACAGCCAACTGGCAATCCTTGCGCCCAGTCTGGCACTCTAGTCATGCACCACTTGATATAAGTCTCAGCAACCTCAACTTGGGCATCGGGTACAACACACATTATTGCGTCATGCACGGTCAAGACTACCCTAAACTTCTTGGCTATGAGTAGCATTTGCTCACCAATGATGCACCGCGCAAGAGCCTGTACCACGTTCTCCACGACCTTACCGCCATAGATGTAGATACCCTTTTCTCTGCGGGAATCATAGGTGTAGACTTTACGACTACCCCCGTTGGGTAAGCCTTCGGTACGCACGGATAAGTTGTTATAGAGCAATTTTAAGTTGTTGGGTAGCGTGAAACCATTCTTAATAACCTTGACGACTCCAGCACGACCAAAGTTTGTTCCGCTCGTAGACATCATAGAAGACAGGGCATCGCCACCTTGATTCCAAAGGGTGGCAATATTTGGGTAGGTAGATCTATAAATAGTGATGATCCTCTCGGCTTCCCCTTCAGGAATGTCTACGCCCTGTAGACGTAGCATCAGGTGAAACTTCTTAGCACCCATACCGTAGCCCGCGCCAAGAATCACGGTCTTGCCAAAGAACCGCTCTTCCTTAGTAACTTCTTCTACTGGTTTGTCGTATATCTTGCCAGCCATTATTTTGTAAACGTCCTCACCGCGAGAGAAGGCATCAACTAAATCTTCCTGCTGGGCCAGCCAAGCCAGAGTTCTTGCCTCAATCTGTGAGGAGTCAGAGTCAATTAAGGTAAAGCCGGGGGGCGGAACGATTGCCTTCTTAATTAAAGATTTGCCATCACGGGCCGGTAAATTTTGCAGGTTGACCTTATCCGAGCCACCCCACCGGCCTGTATGCGCGGCGTAATACTTCAAGGGCACAGGCAAAGTGCCACGCTTGCCGATGTCAATAAACCGTTGCGTCCGGGTCTCCTCAAGAGTTGTCTTAACACCTAGGCGGGCGGCGACCAAACTTTGCACCTCCTCTCTAGGATGTTCTAGCAAGAGTTTAAAATCCTCATCCGTCTTGGAGAACGCCCAAGTCATTTTGCCTGTACGGGGAGACTTCTTTCTTGGAGGCTCAACGCCGAGGGACATCAATGCCGTTGCAAACTTCTCATTAGACATGATGATCTCTTTGTCGGACTCTGCATCCTTTAGTAGCAGTTCTTTCCTAGCCACCACTTCTTGCAGATGTTTCTCCAGAACCGGCACATCAATTCTTAGCACTGGCTCTGAAAACATCTTAACCGTCAAGTCAATAAGTTTGAGTTCGTTTTTGGGAAAGCCATCGTTTTTAAAGAGACTAAACAGTTTGTAGGTAAGAGCCACATCGTTTTTGCAATACTCACCGTACTTAGCCAAGTCCTCTTTGCTAAATAACGCACGGCGTTTACCCAAGGCATTGACAACCTCTGTGCCTTTTTCTCCTAACTCATACCTCTCGGCAAGTGCTTTTAGTGAGCCACCCGCATCTATCCCATCAATGGGTCGCGCCATGCTGAGAGTATCTAGCCAGCCTTTGGGTGTGATGTTAAAGATCCAATTAAGAATCGCCGCATCAAACTGAGCATTGTGTGCCAACGCCAAGGAGTTCTGCCAATTAAACTGCAAAAGAAACTGTTGTATCTCAGAGTGTGATCCACTAAACCACTCTGGCTGCTCGTCATTAACTTGCACGGCTACACCTATCACCTCAAACATCGGATGACGGATGTATTCCTCAGTGGTGTATTTGTTTAGACCAAAATCTTTATCGTAATAGGTTTCAAAGTCTATCGTTAGAATGTGGCTCATCTAATGTTGCCACCTGACTTCAAGATGTCACCGTTGTAGACATACGTTCCAACGTGTTCTAGTTTGATGAATGGGTTGGCGTAGATCTTCCCGCCGTGCTTACGCCACAGATCACAGAAGTGATAGTCCTCAGATAGCAGGGCGCCTGTCTCATCAATACTTGTGGCAAAGAACTCACTGGTTAAGGGCTTTGTGTACTCTCCCGTTTCGGGATCTTTATTTGTTGATGTGCGGTAAGTGGGTACGTGGGGGGCTAACTTCTCAAATACTTGACGCTTAATCATCATAAACCCTGTACCACCGTGGCGTACTTCTAGCACCCTGTCCGCATCGGTCTCTACTTTATCTAACCCATTGACCATGTTCATCACAAACGCACCGCCGTAGTTCTCAATATCTTCTTTGCCTTCTTTAGCGGCTTTCTTTACTTGCCTCCAATCAATTTCTTTCTTGGGGTAAATGCCGCAGACAATGTCCCGGTCAGCCGCCATAAGTTGTGCTACTGCGTTGCCATCAAACGAAATGTCAGCGTCAATAAACATCAGGTAATCAAATCCTTTCTCCAAGAAAAGACGCACTAACTCGTTACGCCCACGGGTAATCAGACTCTCATTCGTAATCTGCGCCCAGTAGACGGGCACACCGACTGACCTCATTTTATTAAGCGTACCCAACAATCCCGCTACGTAGTTACCAAAGCACTGCCCACCGTACATAGGGGTAGCAATCATAATGCTTGGTCGCTTGTTAGGGTCTGTAATTTCAATCTTCGTTGGTTCAGGGTTTATTGGTTTTTCGTCCCAAGTTGTCATAGTTAGTCTTTCATTTTTTGAATGATTAGTTGATAGGCTTTGTGGATTATATGTAATTTTTCTTTGTAGATTTCTGTAAAGGCATCTATAGCAATCTTGGGTTTATGTGTGGGTGGCAGGGGTTCACCCCATCCGTAGTCGTCAAATACTAGGACACCACCAACGGCTAGAAGTTCCCACGACATACAAGCATCGGTCAGCACATGGGGTGCTTGATGCGACCCATCTATGTAGATGAAGTCAAAAGGTTTGCGGGAGTCCGGTGTTAAGGTTAACAGTGCTGCCAGAGTGTTTACTGAGGTATCTCTAAAAGAAGTTACAGAAACTTTCTTTGTATTAGCCCTACTCCTAGCCAGCGTTATGTTTTTATGAAACCGATCCTCAACCGCCCCCATATCGTGACCTTGCGTGGCGTGTTCTTCGCCACCCTCCCATGTATCTACGCAGATCAACTCACCACCGTCATCGATGGCATTTTCAATAAGCCACACGGCGCTGCGGCCTTCAAAAGAACCTATCTCTAAAAATCTTTTACGTTGTGGTAACTGCGCTATTACTTGTGTCCAAATGGGGGGAGACCAAGAAAACCAGTCTGTTGTATATTCATACTCATCGTTGGTCATAAAAATCCTTATTCTTTATTCCTAAGTCAAGGGACAGCCGCTCGTTCTCGTCTTTAACCCTGTGGTATGCCTGTCTCAACTGCTCAACTTCTTTCTTTAACCGCTCAATCTCGGCCTTGTATTCTTCGGGGGTCATTCTTTCACCCTATAAAACTTCTTGGTTCCGATGCGTACCAAGTCCGCAATACCGTTTTCAACAAACCTGTTTAGGGTTCGGGCTACCCTGTTCTCGCTTACGATCCATTCTTTTGCAATTGTTCTTGCCTGAACGGGGGTTTTCTTATGTGAGCACAAATAATCCCACACCCCCTGCTCAAAGTCAGTCATCTCAACTGCCACTATTCTTCTCCTTTAGTTTGGCTTGGATGGCTCGGATAAAGTCTGCAATCAACGGCACTTCCACATGGTCCAGCCGCCCATCAAAATAAAGCAAATCAGAAAATTCTTCTTCCGTCAGCCCAACCCATTCACGCTTTTGTAGCCGTTCAACCTCACACAACAGGCACTTGCCAACATAATCCTCGTAGCCCTTGTCATGATCTTTGTGGCATACCACAGTGATCTTATCCACCATTTCTCTCCCTCAATACGTCTTCGGCAAAAAGCATTCCGTTATAAAACTCTTCGGTAACCAAACCCAAGCCGGGTATCTCGCCATCCAGCCCAACCCATTCACGTTTTTGTGGTGCGGTGTAGAGTGGATCTTTGTATTCCTCGTTTTGAAATGAAGCAACGTGCCCGTGCTTGTTCATCCAAACCAAAGGCTCATGGTCACGTTTTGCCGTTTCATCGACACGTTCTTGAGATGTGTTTACGGCATCGACAGGTTGCGCTAGTGCTTGGCGTAGTGCTGGAATAGTGGCGTTCATTTTTTCTAACCATGCCATACAGTTCTCAATGTTCTCCAAGTCTGTACCATAGTTCCACTCCAAAGCCTCCAGCGCCATCTCTGCTGCTTTGCGTAGGTCAGTCATGCTTACCCCTTGCTCGGATTGCTTCAGCACAGGCGTTTGCGTAGCACCCCTCAAACTTATCTTTTTCTGCTTGCGCATCACAAATCTTCGCACACTCTTCACGCTCATCAGCCCGGACTAACTTATCAAACTTCTCAACGTCCAGCCCATCGACAAGGTTCATGCACTCGTTGTACATCTTTATGTGCTTCATCTTTGCCTTCATGTATTCCTTAATTCGTTTCTCGTCGTCTAGGTCTCTCATAGTCTAGTACCCCCACGATTAGCACAAGGCCATACTTGGGCTAACGCATTTACCACAAGAGAATCGGCAGAGTAATGTCGTCTCTCAGGATTAATCTCTAGGTACTGCTTGACCACATCCCGGGCTTGCCCTGCTGTTACATTTTGTGGGGCGCATACTTTTACTCTTGCATATACATCAGCCACTCCCTGTACATAACCAAGGGCAACCATCCTTGGAACGGTTTCTGAGTCATTCATCCTCGACAACAGACCATTGCCGTCTAAAAACTCAGCACTCGCCATACATGGTACGAACAGCAAACCCACGATTAATTTTTTCATAGCAAAGCATCTCCTAGTTCACTTAACATCTTCTGTCTTTCTTCTTTGTCGGTTGTGTTCTTCATTCGATTGAAATACTTTGCTACAAGTTGTCTTTCCTGTGGTGTTTTGAAGGGCCACTCCCACCGTTCCCACGTTAGCCCTGATGGGTGGCGGGATGTACGGGATGTACGGGTTTGAATTGATGACACCGGATTCGATAACTTCGTCTCGCCCTGTGATGGCAAGTTTAGTTGCCCAGTGCTTAAATTCTTCTCGGTTGTGTGCATATTTTTTAGCATCCTCGGACTTTTTCCATTGTCGCATCGCCCATTTTAAAAACATCTTTTCTATTGTGGTCAGGGGCATCTTATTAATATCTCTCATTTGAAAGGCTTCAAAAAGCCGCCCACTCACATAAAGAAGTTTTAGTTCTCTACATAAGACCCCATCTGGCAACTTCTTGAAGATTGTGTCTAGTAACATGGCTCTCTCAAAAATGATCCGAATCCATATCAGATACTATTTTTTTACCCTGTTTTTACTGCCTTTCGGTCTACCAACCTTCTTTGGGGCGGTAGTCACAGATGTGACTTTCTTGGGTTGTCCCTTTTGTTTGAGTTGCTGACCTAACATCTTAATGATCTCTGCCTTTTCAGCCAGCAAATTATCGCGCCGCTTCATTTCCCAGTCCCAATAATCGCACTCATCTCTGAGTATGCTTACTTCCCGCGCCAACAAATCAATCAATATGCCCATATTTAGACTATCAATCTTGACCTTCATTTAATTTCTCCTGTATTTTCCCCTGTGGGGAACGGGTTTCAAGGCGGGTATTCCCGCCCTCCTGTGGGTAAAAAAAAATCCCACCGCTTGGGTGGGACAAACTTGGAGAGTAAAAGTTCCCTATATTTTTAGGGATGGAGTAAAAATCGGTCAGTCGTCACAATGTGACTTTCCCATCTAAGAAATCTAAAACCGCAATAAGTTCCGTAAGATCCTCACGTACCACCAAAGCCAAGCCCTTACACAACCTAATACGCTCTAAGTTGTTTTCCTGTAGGGCAGTTGTTCTGCCGCTGCCAGCCTTGCACTCAATGCCAATAAACTTTCCCCTATAACAACACACGATGTCGGGGATGCCCGCTGATCCATAACCCGATGCCACCGGGTAGAACCAATAGGCTCCCCTCTCCGTAAGAAGTTTAGTTACCTTAGTCTTGACTTTCCGTTCCGGAGTTTGCATCTATCGTCACCTGTGGATCTTCCAAATCCTCACCGACAATAATATACACCGGAACCTTGTTCTCGACTAGCGTCACAGTACCAACACCCTCTACGCCTTGCGAAGGTTTTTGATTCTTATAATTGCTAGGTTCTATTGACTGCTGTGCGATCTCAAGCAAACATAACTTACCGAAGATTGCTGGGTGCAAGTCCTCTTTCTTTTCATGTGTTGACATAAAATACTGTGCCACCATGTCGTTTGAGTTCTCCTTCTTGACAACTCGCCGATGCACCACCCGATAGTCACCATTGTGATTCTTGACGACCATGACTGAATACTTACGTAGTCTGTCTCGGTACTCTTTGGATTCCTCAAACTCCTTGCGTCTTTCTAAGAACTTAGTACGCAAAGTGTTGACCGCAACGGTATCTCGACCATTGAACAAATCATCGAACAACTCCAAATTACTATCGACATTGGCATAGGCCACATTACTAAACACGCTCTCAAGAGAACGCTTGTGGGCACTAAACTTTGTTGCCTCCTCGATTACTTCTTTAGCATCTTGAGCAAAATACTTATGATTGGCTGGAGTCGCAGCCTTGATCAACTTCACACAGTCTAAGATCTTAGCCGTATTGCAAGTCCGCTTGATAGACTTTGGATCTTTCTTATGCACGTTGTAATTGTATTCAAACTGCAACTGCGTGTTTGTGCGCTCCTCACCCGCAGGGTTATACAAACTAATCTTACAGACCAATTGCTCAAAGTCATAGACATGGATGGAATCAAAACAAGCAAAAGAACTATTGTATGCACCCTCTACTTTGAGATCAAACTTCTTGTACGGATGGGTGAACATAAGATGTTCTATTGCATACCCATACATTCGATCAGTCTCCTTGGCCCGATCAATATAATTGATCGCTTCGGCGGGCCGACACCATTTAGTTTCTAGTGGATTAAGTGGTTGTAACATTGTGATTTCCTCCTTAGAAATCGAATTTGTTTAGGATTTCATTGACACGACTACGCACGTCCTGACGAACAAGTACGCTATCCCTGAGATCTTTGGCTGTGATACCCAACAACGCTTGCTCCAAGTCCTTACGGGCTTGCTCCAACTGCGGGTCATTAGTCACATTGAGATTAGTCAGCATCCCACACAACTCGGTTGCATTACCAATCAATGAATCACGAAAGACCTTCTTGGCGCCGTCGTCAGAAGATTCAAGCCGATCAGAAAGATGTGTTAGCGTGGTATGCAAACGCTTCCAGATATCCGCCATAGCCTCTTTCAACTTGTTGTCGTAGTGACTTGTGTATTGAGTTTGCAGTTCAGCCATCGCCTCGTTGCCAACATCAACACGAAAGTCCCCCGCCTCGGGTAGAGGGAAGTAGTTCACGTTGAAGTAAAACTTACGCTCGATCTCGTCTTGGTTCGGATACTCGTCACGGTTGAATAGACTACCCAACTGAAACGCCATCTGAGATATTAAGGTTGGGTACATAGTCACAAAGTGATTCTTCAGCGTATTAAACTCTTGCATCTTGGTGTTCACTTCAGATGTGTAGTTTATGTACTGCTTCAACGTGAGCAAACGAATACCACTATCTGACCAAGGTATGGTCTGCTTGTAGTGCCAATTACGAAAGTTACCCACAAAGTTCTTGATGTCCTCAAGTTCTTTGACCCCTGCCAATAAGTTCTTACGGTAGTTACCCGCCTTGACCTTAGTGCCTTTACTGAGATCCACCTCATCAGACACCTGACGGTCTAACTTGTTTGCAGTCCAATTACCAATGTTCAACTCCACCAACATCGCTTGATTTGAGATACTCATTTTTACTCTCCTTAGATTAAAGATGAATTACTTTACCAACAACATCTACTGACTTCGCACCACTTACTATCCAAACTGTCGGAGGCATGCCTGACCAATCCGTTGCACTAACCTTACCAATGTAACCATCAGTTAAGACAATCATCACCTGAGATGTCACATTGTGATTCCTCATGTAGTTAGCCACACACGTAGGATCAGTACCACCACCACCGGAGGGCTTCGTGCTACTAGCAATCTCAAGCACTCTGTCCTGCTCATACACCTCATGCTTACACACATTAGTATCCCAATACATGAGATGCACTTTCTGTGGCATGACCGTACTACAGATATGCGCGGTCTCGGTTAGAAACTCTTGCAACTCTCTGCCACCAATCGAGCCTGATGTATCAATAGCAATCACAATACTGTCGATAGCCTCGGCGATCTGCGTTGGCATATAGATATCTTGTGACAAGAACCTACGGCTAGGTCTGCGCCATGAAGAATCACTTCTGTTACTACAGGTCGAAATCATGTATTCCCGCAGGAGTTCATAAGGATTGATCTTCGGATTAAGAAGTTCTGCAAAGGCACGGTCTCCACCACTACCGGCCTCACCTTTCTTCTTGAGCAACACTTCTCCTTGGCGCAGTGCCTGATCGATCTTGCGCTCAACCTCTTTGATCTTTTCCTTATCCCAACTCTTGGCCTCATCCCAGCCATGCTCATCAAAGCCATCGCCATCACCATCGCCACCTTCGGGATCACCACCCTCTTGTTTCTCCTTCATCAGAATGTTAAAGACCTGTCTTGTGTCCATGCCATCAAACCGCTCATCCATCAGACCACCTTCGGGCATAACACACACTTCGCCATGCGGGTCGTACTTCTTGATTTGCAGGTTGATCACATAATCGCAAGCCATGTTGGCAACTTTAGCGTCGATGTCATGTAAGTCACGCCAGATCAAAAGATGTTTGTAAGCCTTGTGCCAATTCTCATGCAAGACCACAAACGCCAACTCTTTCTCGGACAACTTACTGACGAACTCGCGGCCATACTTGACGTTAAGACCATCCGTATAAGCCGTTTTTGTAGGTGAATCAATAACATCAACATCACCAGACACCAACACACCTGACATAAGAATAAACTTCTTATGCGCCATGAGAGACACATGAACTCTGTGCAGTCTCTCTTCCACGCTCAACTTTGTTATATCCATAAACTTCTCCTCATAAATCACATTGTGACTACGCCGCTGCTGTTCCTACTTAGCAAAGATGTAATTGTTTTGGGTAGCCCACTCAATAAACTCTTTGCACCCTGCTGACTTGGAATTATTTGAATCAAGCAACTGACGGGCAAATAAGCCTTGGTTCTCTTTCTTCAAACGATTCATGTACGTCACCCACTTCGGCATCTGTTGAGATGTAACATGAGCCACCGCTTTGTACACAAGAATACAAACTGCGATAGGATCATCCGGTATGGGAGCCGTATCGGGACTAGCGATCAACGATTCAAAGGTCGGCAACTTGTCATCGAGATTCACAAACGCATGCAGATCCCTAGCACCCGCTTCACCTAACAAACCAATCAAAGATGCAAGCATCGCCTCATCACCAATAGCCTTACGCTTCTTCACAATGAAAGATGCTTTCTCAAGGGAACGTGGAGAAACGAAACCTAACTGTTGTTCCTTCGGGTTGTAGACGTACTTGTTCTTGTCCTGACCGCCATCCATGTACGAATACATGACCTCGGGATACTGATCAACAAATGCCAAAACTTCTTCTGTCACATTGTTATTCATCGCCCACTTTACCCATTGTTTAGATGTAGGCTTACGGAACACAACGGGGGCCATACGGTTTTTAGCGTGCGCCTTGAGATGATCACCTACGTTATCCGCAAACAAGTTACCCGTAGCGAATACAAGAGACCCTTCCGGCAACTTGATGTCACCAATCCTACGCTCTAAGATCAAAGGCAATAGCATGTTCTGCACCGATTGGCTGGCCTTGGTCAACTCATCTAGCATGATGATGACGGGCTTGCCTGTATGCAATTTGAAATGCGAGTTCGGATAATACTTAGTGCAGTTCAACTCCCGATCAATAAACGGCATCGCAATATCGCCAAGATCAAGGTTTGCACAATCGATGTACGCAACCTCATGGGAAGGGAAACGTGCGCTGAGTGGTTTTAGCATGCTCGATTTGCCAACCCCCGGCTCGCCTTGAAACAAATAGCAAACGTCACTACCTAGTTCTGCGACCATCGATACTGCTTGGTCATAATCTACTGATACTCCAAATGATACTCGGCTCATATAAACTCTCCAAAAGATGTTAATGATTTAACTTCAAAATAAAAATCACATATGTGATTTCCCGTCTACTGCAAGACAGCAACTGCAAGATCCAACAAATACAAAACCACAACTACCTTGATCAACAACATGCTCATTTACTCCCATATATATAAGACAACAAACAGGAACTTTAGTTCCCCATCAGGGGCATTTGGCTCGTCTTTTACACCTCCACTAGATTTGTTATTACCTCATTGATTGTGTCTGCCAACTCGGGCCAATCAGTCTTTAAGTGTTCCACGATTACCCGCAGTCGCTCTACGTCATCACCACCTATGATGTAATCAGAACCTGAATCATTGTCCACCATCAGGGTCTGGTTGTTGTTCTCATACATGGTTGTCCAATTCCTATTATTTTTTGCCATCACGTTTGTCCTTTCTGATGTCGTTCCATATCAATAAACCAATCCCTACAAAAACAATTACTACAAACCACACTAATCCTTGGGCCGCTTCTGCCGCCATGCCCGATTCGTACCACCAACTTGTTTTCATTTCACTCTCCTCTACTGTGCATGCTCACGTTCAAAGTCATCAGGCGGTAAGTGCATCGACAACCATAAATCCATCTCGTAGGAATCCTCTACCTCTGCCCAAGATTGGTCGTCATCCATAGCCTTCACACACCGCTCTGCCCACACCTCCGCATCTTTCTGTAGACGGAAAATCCCCGTTGCTACTTTTAAGGGAATCGGAATACTCGGGTATTCTAAGTAGACGTGTGCTGAGAACTTATACTTTGCACGCCCATCCCCCGTCTGCCCAATCATTGTCTTAATCTTCATCAGGTAACTCTCCTTTCTCACGCATCTCTTGCAGTACGTGCTTGGCTATCGCTCCGAGATTCTTCTCGTCATAGTTTTTCTCAGACACATACCGCATGCTTGCCTCGCCCAACTCCATGCGAGCCAACTGTGTCTCAGGTCTGCACAATCCATAGTGATGGATCAATGCAGTTAAGTGCGTTACTGTTTTCTTTAACTTCTCATTGTTTGACTTCAACTGCGAGTGATTTATTGTGTCCTCAAACTCCTCCATATCCTTGCCCTCAAGGTAATGCCTGATCTCAGCGTTGAGATCCACATACGTCTTACCTGTAACACCTTTAATCTTCATTTAGTTTCTCCATGTTTCTTGCACATACCAATTGTGGTTCATCGTACTGCGGAAAGATGACGTATAAACCTGTGCGCTCAAAGAACCTAGCCACGACCCCAGCACACTTAGTAACACGATCCAAGACAACTTCGCCAATTGCAAATCTCCTATTAAAATATTTTACGTGCTTATGATCATCGGCGTGCATACACTCCGTCACCACCGCCTTTTCCTCATGGGCATACTTGTGCATATAATTTAACTCTGCCTCAGTAAATTTGTCCCACCTCTCCATCTCGGTAAAAATGTGTACTAATTGTATTGGTTCGGCTTCCTCTCTCATGTTGTCTCCAACCTAGAGATCTCACTACACCAACACAACACGCTAGCCTCACTATCAAACACTATCCGAACTGCATCTAGTAAGGGGATGTGTTTTACAACCACACCCTTTTCACCATTGAACTTCCACACCACAACTTCTCCAACCTGAAAGTCACGTTTGTTATTGTCGGTCACTTCACTACTCCTCTTGATTATTGACGCATCTAAACGACCCGCAAACCAATTGAACAACTTGGCCTCCAAGTCCTGACATAAAAACTCATCGCTCACTCCTTATCCCCCCTCCCCATCACAATGCACGCTAAGAAGTAAACGCAAAAGGCAATCAGGATCAGTCCCAGTGCGTCGTTGAACATCCGTAGAAACTCTGCAAACTCTCTCATTTCACCAACCCTCCCTTGTTATTAATCCCTCTAGCCGCCTCAAGGGCAAACTCCCTTGTGAAGAACATCGGCCCTTGCTTATGGGGGGTAAGTACGCACCACCCCTTGCGTTCTTTTACTGCCTCCTTGTCACCGCAAGCAAGACATGTTTTCTTGCCTATCTCCCACCTCCCTGCGGTTATGTATTCACCGCAAAAGATGCATTGGGTTTCTGTACTCATAGAACTCTCCAGTCCAAAAGTCACATTTGTGATTTCCCGTCTGATGTAGTGCATCGGTTGACGGGGTCGTAGGGAGCGCATCTTGTCCCATATATGTTAGACAGTGGGCGGGGGTCTTAGTTCCTAGACGGGGGAGATCTTAGGGGCGGGATTGGTTAAGTTCTCAGGGGTTGTTTGGGTGTTGGGGTGGCTCATCTGGCTCACCTTTTTAGCATCTGTCGTCTTTATCTTCCTCGTTCCACTTCTCTAGCACCTCCTCACGCCTAGCCCTCTCGTTGCGCTCGGCTATCTTTATGGCATCGGACTTACTTAGCCTTGCCACCTGCATATCGGGGTGACAGTAGCCAAACTCTTTTTCTAGCGATATCTGCATCCTCACCTGCGCCTCTACATACCTTAGTCGCGCCATGAGTTCTTCTTTCCTGATCTTCTTGAGTTCGCGGCGCTCCATCTCCTCAAACATCTCGTCTTTCGCGCTACCCATTATTTCCCCCTTATCGCCTTGGCAACCATCTCGTCGAACCGCACCCGTATCAGTTCAGCCACCACACCTTCGACTATCGTTTTCTCCACGGCGCGGATCTCTCGGGCCACACCCCTTTGGATCTCGCCCACCACCATCTCCACAAGTCTGCCCCCCAGTAGTTCTTTGACTTCCTCAAACTGACTTTTAGATAGCAACGTGCCCCCACTTAGGGTTTCCGCAAGCCTGACTTTTGACTTGGTTCTTGGGCCGACGGCGACTCGGGAGTGTTCGGGGTTTACGCATAAGTTGTTATTGCAAGTGCGGAATATGCGGCCCGGCTGGTGGTCAGGCACTTTGTTGATGGTCTTGAAGATGTAGGTCGCGGCTGAGCCGTTCTTGTATCGGGCTACGTTGGTGTTCTTATCGACTGCGCCTTGCCAATCCCAGCAGTTGGTGACGGTGTTGGGCTTGGTGTTTTGGTGTACCCAATCTATAAAGATGTTTAGGTGTTCTTCGGTCTCGGGCTTGCCGGTGCTTGTTTGGTAGTTGGGTTCGCGGGTGGTTAGCATGGTTGGGTTCCTTGGTAGTAACGGTGTGACTGTTGGGGGGT